CAAGTTAAGCTCCATTATCAAGTCCTCTTTAAGTAATTTGGTTGAGGGGCGTTGTGCCCCCTTTTCAGTGTTGTATCAAGCTTTGCTTGGGTAGATTTTGTAGATGCCAGCAGTGCCTACTACAATCAAACCACCTACCACCTTGGCAAGGATGTGGTTGACAGCACCTACATGGCTCACAAAGAACGGGTCAGACACCAACATTTCAGCACCAACTACACCGAGCATTGCAGCACCAATCCAGATGATGATTGGGAAGCGATCCATCAGAGTAGCCAAGTATTTCGCACCGTAGACGATCACTGGAATGCTGAAGACGATACCAGCGATTGCGTAGATTGTCGAGTGTTCAGTACCAGAAGCAGCACCTGCTACAGCCATTACGTTGTCCAGCGAGAGCATGAAGTCAGCTACGATGATGGTCCATACAGCGCCAAAGATCGTATCCTTCTGTGCTACGTCTGGTTCATCCTCGTGAGAGGTGAGCAAGTTGTAACCGATGTAGACAAGGTAAGCACCAGCAGCCAGCTTCAGGAATGGAATCCCTAACAGGAAGGTTGCAAACACCAACAGCACAGCTCGTAGTGCGATGGCGCCAGCAGTACCAAACAGGATCGCTTTACCTCGTACACTTACAGCCAGTGTTGCAACAGCCAGAGCGATAACGATTGCGTTATCCAAACCCAGAAGCAGGTCGATCATTACGATCTTGAAGATTGCAGCGAAGTCAAGCGAAGCTAGAAATTCCATGTGTTACTCCTTAAATAAATGCTTTGAGGTCGGTGTTCAGAAGGGCTTCGTAGAAGCTATCTGGTGTCACAGCCTTCGGGTTAGGAAGGTAGATGACGCTGACATTCTCGTATGTTTGTGAGATTCTGTCAAGGTATCTTTTATCAACACCGTTACCAATACCAACTATCTGTACAAACGTGTTCTCCAACGAAGCGAGTTGCTTCTCGAAAGCAGGCTTGTCACCGTTCTCACCATCAGTGATCATGGCAAGATACACTGGAGTTGGTTTCTTGCCGAAGCTGAAGAAGCCACCCTTGTTCTTACCTTTCAACTCACCAATCGCATCAGCGAAGGCAGTGCCACCATTAGCACGGACGCCTTGTGCCTTGATATAGGTGCCAGCATCAGCCTCAGTCATGTCAGGATACTTCTTGAAGCTGGTGTTGAAGAAGCCGATTTCCATCTGCCCATCGTCATCAAACTTCATGGCAGCAGCGAGGAACAGGTCAACGGTATCTTGTACCCAGCCACTACGCAGTTCATCGTCCATACTGCCAGAGATATCAACTGCCAGCTTCACAGCCATCTTGGGGACTACAGTGATGTCGGCCTTAGCCAAGTTCAGTTCCAGCGTTTTAGTCAGGTCTAGCAAAGTCACTCTCCTCTCCTTTGTTTGCGTGGGTTAGATTCTACCGGACTGTTTGAGGGCTGTCAACAATGTTTTCTGGCCTTCTACAATCTGAATAGCTTCTTGCTCACGTTTGATTTGTGCATCGTTCTCAATGCGTTTAACTTCTACGACAGTCTCCAGAACACGGGACCGAAGGGTTTGCAGTGTCTCATTCGTGATCACCGGAGTGTTCAACGCTTTAGCACTTTCAATGGCAGAGAGCTTAGCACTATCTGAGCCTTTGATCAAGGTTTTAGTTGCCAAATCACGTACATCACCTGTCAGCTTTACGCTCTTCTGAGTATCCAGAGTCTGGATGAACAGGGCAAACTCCATCTTAACGATTGGAATCGTTTGACTGATGATATCTTTCAGCGTGCTGATGGTAACACGACTTGTATCTTGTTGCTGACGAATTTTAGGGCTGTTAAGCTCTGTCATAGCCTTCAAGCGCAACAGGTTGTCCATCTTCAAGCGAAGACGGTTCAGCTTTGTCTCAGCGTCACGCACTTGCTGAACTTGCATAGCTGCCAAATCACTTGTGAGGTCGATTTCAGGCCAGCTCTTAATCTGGTCATCTACGTAGTCAATCAATTTGTGAACGTCATTCATCTCATTGACGATCTTCTGGTAGTGATTGAAGTTTTCGTTGTATAGAGACTCCAAATCCTTAACCCACTCTTGCTGAACAGTAATATGCGAAGAGATTTTACCCTCCAAACCATCAAAGACATCCTGTGCAGACTTCAAACGGAGGGTCAGGGTTGCCTTGACATCCGTGAAGGTGCGTTGTAGCCAGCCAACAGCCCCACCCTTCTGCATTTGGGCAGGGTCGAGTTTGTCAATCTCGTTGGTGATACCAGTCAGGATAATACCAAGGTCGTCAAACTTACCAACAACCATCTTATCAATGATTTTCTGAGTGGTGAAGCCAATCTCACGACTAACTTGCTCACCAATCTTGTCGATATCAGAGTCAGTCACAATCAGCGAAGGCATAGCCACGCCAGATGGTTTCATCATGACGATTGGCGAGTCCACTTGGACAGCAGCCACTGTTGGTTTGTAGATATTTTGTGTAGTCACTTGCTCAGGTTCTCTATAGCCAACTGGCGCACTTGAAATACCTGCTTTACCGAAAACACTCATTCTGTTTCTCTCCGTTTGATAGCACGTTCTAGTGCTGATGTGAGCAATCTTACACTGTTGGGCCAAGACCCGTCAAGGATTGATTTGTTGTATTCTGCATCAAGACCTTCATCGAGATAGCGATCCAAGAATTCCTCTGATACACCACAAGCTTTAAGATGTCGTAGGTCTTTGCAGAGTTGGCATTCACACGCCATTGCTCAACTTCCCAATCTCTTCGATCTTGTCACCATGCACCTTGAGAGTACGTCCATTCAAACCATGACAGAGCAGATAAGAATCACGACCATAGAGATTTGGAAGTTTTTCACTCAGTGGCACGCCATAGTGTGTTGGTTCTTCGTGGCCATCTCGTTCTGTTACATATTCCCAACGCTCACCACAGCACTCACAGTAAGCCCGTGCGTCTTCAGACAGATCGTAGAAAATATCATTTGCCTGTTCAGCATCCATGGCTTGTACATAAACCAGCGCTGCTACACGGTCATCTTGTATGTGATATCCACCGGAGTTGTTCTGGTAGAACTCATACCACTTTGCACCTTCAATTTTAACCGCTTGCATACTAATCCTCCTTCAAATCTGATTGTGGCGTATCTTCTCTTGGGTAGATGAAGACTGCCGGATACCTCATTGATCTTACACTGCCATCACAGAAGCTGTCAATCAATCTTTCGTGGATCAACTCACAAGCTTTCATGTATCTCAGTGCCTGACGCTTCCCGATGTTCAACAGATGACTGATTGTACTTCCGTTTATCTCTTCAAGGCAAGCGAAACATCTTAATATATTTGCTTTGCTGAGCGGAACACTTCTATCCCCAACTCGATACCAATCTAATCTTGACACACCTGATACGAGGTCGTCAACCCACAAAGGCCAGCTATCCTCATCAATATACTTCACCTCCTGAATCTCTGGTAAAATGCAGTTGACAAAAGAGGCGGGCTTGCGGCCCGCCTTTATTGGCTTGAAGGTATAGAGGGATTTCTCCCTCTTACCAATCAATTTATCAGCATTGCCAGAAATACGAGCATTCATCTGCTCGATTTCCAGTTGTGACATCATGCAGGCAGAAGCTCTGGAGTTGGAACCAAAGGGTCTGGCCGTAGGGATACGTCAACGGCTGTACTAGCCTCTTCAATCAGGTAGTAGCGCTCTTTGTAACGAACGTGACCACCATCAGCGTAGTAGACATGGTACTGGCTCACAGAGGTTTTGGTAGCATTACCCGCACCATCACGTTCAGCTTTGATGGCTGCAATCTGGGCACTCCCCCCAACAGTGCAGTCTACCCACCAATCATCAACAGTGATTCCAGCTCCCATATCAGTAACTTCAACTAGGCGACAAATCGTGTATACGATTGTTCTCAAACTTGCAATCATTTCAATCCCTCAGGTTAGGAGAGGCATAACTTGCCTCAACAATACATTGTATCACGTCCATGAGGATATGTACACCGCGATTATAAGAGGCTCCAGTCTCCCAACGAGACTCTTCAACCTTATCAAGGAGGTAGAGTTTATCATTGTCATCAAGAAGATGGACACCTTGCACGATCTGCTTCTGAAGCGTTTCGAGATAGGCTCCATACTCTTGAGCTTGAGTCTGGGTCATTCCACCATGAGACATTACATACCTCCAATCCACTTATTGATTCGTTCAAAGTCTTCAGCCTTATTCAGGTTGAACGTCTCGATGCCATTAGCCTTAGCTAGGTTGATCGCTGTAGCAGTCCCGCCTTTGGGATTGCCATGCTTGTCTAACCGTGTCCATGCTATCAACATCTTGGAGGGCTGGTCAAGCGTTTTCCCCAATACTTGGAATACATTTCGTGTGTGCATCTTCTTGGCACCACTCTTGCATACATCCCAAGCAGGATGGACAGCCATTGCCATACCCTCAGCGATAGCTTCTGTTTGGAAGTGTATCTCGCTTGGAAGGATGTTCAAGCAACCATGTGAATCCCTGTGATGGTCTTCGTAGCCACTCCAAGGGAGATAGATTTCAGCAGGAGTCCAACCATAAGGTTGATCATAACCCACACGCTGGAACATACCACCTTCAAATGCCTGATCAGCGCCTTTGGCCCCACCAGATCGGAGTGTCCAACCCTGAGAAGCGAGGGCATAGCCCACGCTCTCCATAAGGTTAAGCACATCACTGGGGGTTTCTCTCGATCCCACACCAGTGTAGTATTTCATCAGGACTTCACATTCCAAGTTTCAACTTTGGAAGTGCGTGGCAGCTCTGGCGGCAGGCCGATGTTAACCATTGCCAGAATGCTCACCTTGACAGTGGACATCGCATCACCAACCATACGACATGGCAGGATGAAGGGACCGAAGACAGCCTCACCACAAGCCTCACTGAAGTCATTCTTGGTAACACGACGCACTTCTTTGAAACGAATGCTGTACAGGTAGTAGAACACGTAGGTTGCGTAGACGATGCCATAAGCTACAGCGATAGTGAGCCAGTTGTTCAACAGAAAATCCAGTGCATTACTAATCATAATCTTCCCTCCAGTTTACGCCATACGACGTCAGTTTGTTTAAGTAGAGCTTCAAGCTCCTTGAATTTTTTAGCCTTGTAAAGCTCCATGGCTTCACTACCCGGAGCGAGCCAATGCCCCGGTTTATACTCTACAGCGTCACAGTACATTATCGTCTGATCTTTTTGCAGAGAACATATACTCCATAACACACACATGCTACACCGATTACTTCAAACATAAATCTTCCTCCTTCAGCACGTAGATTGTAACATTGAAACGATCACCAAATACCGTATCAATGATTTCAGCAATTGTATCCCAGTCACCACCTCCAAGTCCAGCACCAATTTTAGGGAAACCAACATCCCAAAGGTCTTGTCCAGTCAGAAGATCATCACGCATGTCGATCAGTGCATCCTCAAGGGCTTTGTAGTCAGTATAGCCTTTGGCATCATAGCCATAGTTGAACTGACCGTAGAGGTTATAGATGATACCGATGAAACCATCCTCACGACGATAGGTGCCTACAGAGCTGGAACCCAGCTTGTTACGATCACCTTTCTCAGTGTATTGATCAGACTCCCAAGCATCTGGGAACCGTGCACGAATCGCCTTAGCCACGCCAGAGTTCATGGTGTTAAAGCAGTTTGCTTGGTGGCCGATTGCAACTACTTCGCCAGATTCCAGAGCATCACACAGATCACCAACTTTGTATTTAAGCATAGATCGTCTCCTTGAAGTGCTTGGCCTTCACCATTTCACGTTTGTGATACTTCTCATGAATATCACCAGCCAGTGCAATCATTACCAGTGCAACGATGAAAATCAGAAATTCCATAAATCCTCCTTTGAAAAAGAAGCCCCTCCGAAGAGGGGCGGATATCACTCAGCCAGTTGCCGCTCACGAATGGTGTTCAGTGTCACGCGAGTGATCCACTTGCCATCTCTCCAGAACACAGCCAGCATATTCTCAGGGCTTGCCTCTTTCTCAGCAGACACATTGTCTTGCAGAGAGAGCGGGTAGCCATCCAGTTCGTGGTCCAGATCAACAAACAGACGACCCTTGGCACTCTTCTTGTTGCTGTCAGTCTTTGGAGCTTTGAAGATTGCAACGTCCTTACCTTCGATCACTGCGTTGGTTGCCTTTACAGCAAAGCCAAAGGTATCACGTGTGTTGCATTGGTAAGTGTAAGAACCAACACCGAATACAACGTTTGCAGCAGCGAAGCCTTTAGCGGCCAAACGATCCAGAATCTCCAGAGCACGCTTGGCAGTGATTGAGTCACCATAAATCAGACCAATGTGCGAATCAAGCAGTTTGTGACCAGTCGATGTGATAGTACCACCAAAAGTATCCCACAGAGTCTCAATTGCACCTTTGTATTCTGCCGAACCAACCACTGCATCAAAGTCACCACAGATAACCAGAACAGGATCACCAGAGTCTGGACGAACAACCAGTTTACCCGGTTGTGGGCCAAAGCCCTCACGTGCCATGATCACTTCCTTCAGGTACGGGTATCCGCGAGTCAACATACCCCAGAAGTCGTAAGTGTCGCTGACGTTAGATACAATGCCGTTTGGCACGATACGAGTGATCAGGTCACACACGAACATCACTTCAGCGATCAACCGAGTGTCTTCACCAGCGTAGGTCATCTTTACCGAAATATCGAAAGCTTCTTGTGTCGGATACTCGTAAACACCGTTAAGAATCTCATTCTCAATTGAGATGATGTTGTTCGATGTTACGGCGTGCTCTGTAGCTGGAACCGAGATGCCAATCAGGCCAGTTGCATCGTAATATCCTTTTGCGTAGGTGATTGCTGGCAGGGTGTCAGTACCAATGAACTGAGTCAAGTGGCCGATACCACTACGTGCAGCGTCTTCAATACCACTCATACCACGCATCGAGAAGTCGTGGCACATAACCGAAACAGTGAAGGCATCGTAGCAGCCAGTCAGCTTGGTGTAGTGTTCACAAATCTTACGATATTCACGTGCAATCGTTGCGTTGGTTGCTGTCTTCCAAGTGGTGGTGGACAGCGGAGTTTCATGGTAGTTCACCAGCCAGAAGAAGTCGTCTTTGGTGTTGGTGATGGTCAGGACAGGAATACCCATCGGAACCAACATACCTTCAGGCAGAGAGCGGAACTCCAGAGGCAGATAGCCCAGATCGTGAAGAGAAGCCATTTGACCTACGGTCGGCAATTCACGACCCAGATAACCCAGCAGGAATTCCTGATACTCTTCAATCACTTTGGCTTTTGGTTGAGTGAAGAAGGTGCGTTCCCAGTTTTCAGCCAGCTCTTGTACAGCAGCTTGACCACCAACCCAAACCAGTTTGCCATCGTAGAAGGCTGTGCAGTTACGGCGGTGAATCTTGTCAGTGCGTGGGGTCAGGTTACTACCCACTTTGGTAGTACCACGACGATACATTGGGCCGTGACCCAGTTTGTAACCATCGGTAGCCAGTTGCATCAGAAAGTTACTCATACGTTCATCTCCTTGTGTGCTTGTTGAAGTGCAGCAATCAGTTCAGCAATCTCGTCATCAAAGATATGAATCTCAGTATCTCGATCACCACACTTAATAACTACCTTCCGCCATGTTGGCGTCTCTTCCATCACGGGTACAACTTCAACACTCAGAAGTGACTGCAAACCTTCACTTGTCTTAATCTCTACGTACATTGTGTCGCTCCTTTGTTTGTGTGGGGCCATCTTAACAGAATGGCCCGCTGTGTCAACGACTATTTAGCTGGCTGGCAATAGAAACTAGGGTTCATCATCAGCGGTGCATCTTCAGGCAGATAGCACTGTGGCTGAGCTTGTGAGGCCACTACTTGGGGCTGTACAACAGGCGCCCCTTGAGCCATCACACCATTGATCTGGTTCTGCTGGTCAATCACACGATCAAGTTTATCCTCGATACGTTGGTCCTGCTTTGCCTGTTCGATCTGTGAAGCTGAGGCATTGACGGTATGGTTGCTATGATTACTAGTCAAAGCACTATACACCATCAAACCTCCCAACGTTCCAGCGAACGCAGACCCAAACCCGTTTCCATAACCACCATAGCCATAGTGAGGACCATAATAGCTGTTATAGCTATAACCCCGATTATATCCGTACCCACCATAACCGCTTCCTCCGTAGTAATTTCGTTGTACAACTACCGTGCGATGCACAGTAACTGGGCTGCTCACAGTGCGGATTGGAGCCTTGTAAGCTGGAGCACTGCTCACAGTCTTCTTGGAAAACCAACCACCAGACGAAGAGCTTGTCATTGCGGCTGGCTTGCTGCTAGACGACACACTCACAGCAGGACGTGTCACCGTTGGTTGGCTTGCAGGCTTTGCGAAGCCCAATGACTTCAAACTTGTACTGCTCGATGAGCTTGCCGCCCGTGGAGCGGCTGTAGACTTTGGGGTAGAGAAGCTGCTCCGAGAACTTGAGCTGTAGCTACCACGGCTACTCGATCCAGAGCTGTAACTGCCAGCCTGAGCGGCAACGCTTAGCATCATCAAAGCACCTAACACACAAGATATAAACTTTTTCAATTTGAATCTCCTACATTTTCACTACAGTGAGTTTAGCGTGTGCCTGTTGCGGCAACGTGTCGGTAGTATAGACATGATCGAAGATATCTGTCAACACCCCAACACCTTTTGAGAAGATGCCGTGTGTCACGGCCAGCTCAATAGTATAGTCCAGCTTACCCTGATGATAGCCCGGAGATGCTACCTCAATCGCCCTTGCTACCTCAATGAAGGTGCGACCACCATCACAAATGTCGTCCAGAACAAGCAGCTTGCTGCCAATCCGAAGGTCTTCAGGGTTCAGAATATCCATACCCAGAATCTTACCATCCGCGAGGTTACGCTTCTTGTTGCAATACAAAACATCCTTGGCTCCAACCAGCTTGGCGAAGTCTTCAGTCTTCTTGGTCGCACCCATATCAGGAGCAACGATTGTCCACTCACGGAAGCTCGATTTGATCTTGCTGAATGCTTTAGACTGCTCAATCACGAAGCACTTGTCCAAAGCTGCTACGAGAACGTGGCTGTGAGGGTCTACAACGGTCACTGTGGCGTAGTTCTGTGCGTTGATGAGCCGAGCTACCACTTGCACGCTCAGAGCCTCTCCAGCGTTGCATACGCGGTCCTGACGGGCATACGGGAAGTACGGAATAGTCAGGTCGATCTGTGCAAGCGGATAGACACGACGGAGTGCATCAGTAGCCAAGAACATCGCCATCAGTTGGTTGCTGTTCTGAATCTTTGCGTACAGGTCGATACACTTAACACGACCAACGCCCGCTGACCAAGCGTCAACCCCACCAGTATTAATATTCACACCAACCTCACCACCCGGAAAGGTCATGATGTCAACAGACACACGATGATTGCTATTCGTATCGAGTGTGTAGAACAGGTTTTCGTTGAAAACGCTCATAGTGATTTCTCCGCTTGTTTGTTAAAGTATCGACGTACTGCATAACCTCGGGTGATACTCCATACTGTACATGCGATGGTAGCTACAGCAGAGATTACCACAGGATTGGTGAACAGATGCAATGTTACCATGGTGATCAGAAAACTACCAATGGTTCCGATGAATGTATTCGATAGAGTCTCTTTCAACGACTGTGTTTTGGATTGTGTCATAAAGCCTCCTTTGTGTTTGTAGGCACATCCTACGGGAGAATGTGCCTAGTGTCAACTACAGTTTTATAGAGAAGCGGTTACTCATTTTCTGCATAGTCTCTTCTGGCACATCATGGATTGAGAAGTGACCATGACGGTTCTCGACAATCAAAACTGTGACAGAATACTGATAAGCTTCAGCCAACTCAATATAGGGTTTCAACTCCTTCTCAGTTGTAAAGGTGTTGGACACTACGATATTATGCAGATCACCCATAGCTTCTTGAGTTTTAGCTTGACACCATTTGTGAGCATTGTGTACCTCACTTGCTTGCCATCTATACTCATTCTCAACGTAGTGCCACATATCAGCTTCGTAATGTCGAGCTTTAAGACCCCAAGCTAACATCTTAGCGAATGTAGACTTACCTGAACCCGGCAAACCACGAACGAGGTAGAGGTTCACAGAAGAATCTTCTCACGTACAATCTCACGTGCCATATCTGAAGTAACCAGAGTACGGAGGATAGACTTCAGGTCAGCCCCGATACGTTCACGCTCAGCCCGCAGCTCACGAACGATGATTTCATTGGCAATCGTTTTGATCGAATCTTCCAGTTCAGCTTTCACTTCACCATCAATCGCAGCCTTGATTGCAGCCTTGATCTTAGGGTCTTTTGCAACCCAACGTGGAGAGTAGTACGAACCAGAATTCTCCATCATACCCTGAAGACAAGCTTCAACCTTTGCGTCGATACCACGCTTGATGATATCGTCTTTGATGTTGTTTGTGACTTCCTGACCAATATCAACTTCCAGTTCAGGGTTAGAAGCCAGCAGGTCACGCAGGCTTTGTGTGTCCAAGCGAATCTTAATAGTCATTATTGTGCTCCCATTTCAAAGTATTTTTCGATGACAGCTCGACGATCAGCCTCACCCACTGCAATCCAATTATCTTCTGACCACCACCGGGTGATATAATGTACAACACTGTAGAATTCTTCGTCAATCGTTTTCAAGAATTCTTCCTTGTTGTTGAACATCTGACCCACCTTCTTATCACCCATTCGCATTAAGAACTTCTTTGAGAGGTAGTGTGGAGACTTTATCTTCATGACAGTTTGACGTGTCTGAGCATCAATCACCATCCAACCCTCATGCTTACACTCTCGCACCATCTCCCATAGCTCACCAAAGGTTCCACGGAATACCTCTGGACGTTTAGCACCGACCAGTCTAGCAAAATCGTCAAGCTGAGCCTCAGATGCCATCTCACCTTCGTAGGTTGTGTGTTGCATATACCGAGCGCCGATCAGGTAAGCACCAGCTTCTTCCTCAACGATGTGTGGATCAGATGGATCACAGATTTCAAATAGTACTGTGAAATTACAGGCCATGATTTCAATACCCGGAAGCTTCTCGATGTACTGGCGAGCCAATACAGAAAAGTCAGAGTCCAGAGAACCAGTTGTCGAGACAACCAACTCACCATTCCAGTATCGGCAAGCAGCCATGAAGCCATTCACCTTACGTGGGGCAATGATTGGTGTTGAAGGCCGAAGTTCAGACCCAGTATTGTTCTCATGGTAATTGAACACCTTCGTGAAAGGCCAGATCACTTTGTTACCAGCATCATCTAACACCATACCACGTGCTTCTACCAGCAGAGGGTCGGTTTCCCAGAGTGCATCATAGAAGACCTTACGCGCGTACTTGAAGACCGAGAGGCCGTTCTCATAACGCTTCTGCTTCACTAGCCCAGCTTCAATCAGTCGTTCAAACATACTATTGCTCCAGTTTTACAATGCCTTGGAAGACATTGTATTCATCAATTATCCACTGTTCACCATGTACACCATCTGGAATGGATACACCAGCAAACTCATCACCAACTACAATACTGGTTGCCATTACAATGAATGGTGGTTGATCCTTGTGGATCATCAGTGTTCCCGGCATAACATCTGGTAGGTTTCTCTCATCTTGCTCAATCACCATCTTAGTCATTCTCGTTCTCCTGTGTGGTGGTCGTTGGCAACAAACTCTTGCTTAGCCATGTGAATCTTTATTTCAGCCAGAGAGAATACCTGATGATCAGGGTGGTTGTCAATACCAACATCCAGACGCCGACCACGTGGCTTCATAGATCCGTGGCAATGACCATGCAGGTGCCATGCACCGTGGTGTGCCTTGTTCCAAGTCTCCAGAGGGTAGTGGAACAGAACAACCTTATTACGTTCGATAGTGATTTCCTTATAGTCGCAAATCTCTTTGACGTGAGCCAGATTAGCTTGTTCGATCTTATCCCACAATCCATCTTGACAATGGTTACCTTTGATGAATGTGATATTACCATTCAGCTCTTTGATCAGGTCGATGACCTTCTGTGCACCCTTGCTACCAGTGAATACGAAGTCGCCCAGGTGATACACATCATCCATCAGACCCACTAGGGAGTTCCAACGGTTGATAATCTCATCGCGTTGCTCTTCGAATGTCCAAGGACGATTGCAGTATTCGATGATGTTTTTATGGTCTACATGCAGATCACTTGTAAACCAGATTTGTTTAGCGTCACTCATACGTACCCTCTCTCCAAAATATCCATTTGCTTGATGTACTTGGCAATACGCTTCAAGTTACCTTCTCTGAAGCTGCTTGCCAGATTGAACATAGTATCGCACTTCTTGACTTCAGTTGCAAGCACTGATCCTAACACTTTATTCATGTAGTCAGGATAAGTCTCACCAGCCACCTTGGTAACACACTGTACCACTTCAGCGATACAAACACCAAACACTTTCTCGATGTCTCGGTAGGTGGTTGCTGTGTCTTCAATGGTGTCATGCAGGTAGCAGCAAGCTAAGATTGTGGAACGCAACTCAGGGAATGTGTCACGACCTCCAGCGAGCTTTGCAACACCACTCAGGTGAAACATATAAGGATTCTCGCCATATTTCTGACCAACATGAGCAGTGATAGCAAACTGTTGTGCTTGAGTTACACGATCATAATCCATAGTGCCTCCAAATTTTAGGGATAAGAAAGCCCGCCTTGTGGGCGGGCAGACATATTACTGCTGAGGCTCGATCAGAGCCAACACTACAGCGTTCAGAGGCTTGACCATTACGTCTTGAGTTACAACGTTGCCCTTACGGGTAACAGAGAACTTCACTTTCTCGACCAGCTTGGAAGCCAGAGCCAGATTCACACCAATAGGAGAGAAGCCAGCTTGGAGCTGGATGCCTTCAGGCAGTGCCATACTCACAGTTTGGTCTTCATTCTGGTACACGGCCCACTGTGTGTCACGCAGGTTATGCATGCGGACAGCTACAGCCATACCCAGATAACGGTTGCCTTGGTGGTCTTTCTGCTCAGTCACGAAGCGGCCAGTCTTCGAAGTTTCATCGAGACGGTAGCCCAGAGCGTACATGAAGTTCAGAACAGATCGGACTTGAACTACGGTGGTGTCAACTTTGTTGAATTCTTGTGTCATTTGGTTCTCCTTATTCATAATCACGGATTACTACGCCAGTCGGGAACTGTGGTAGCAGTGTTCTCTTGTATCGGGTCTGGTAGCTTACAGTGATACCCTTGCTGATGTAAAGCTCTTTGTTCTCTAGATACTCAGCTCTTTGAGCCATTGAACCCAGTGTAACAGTGAACGTCCTTTCGTTCAAGTCATTTCTTACTCTAAACGCAGAGCCATCATCTTTGTTAGGCTCAACATCAAGGATCAAGAACTCGCTGTCAAGGAATTCCTTATACTTCTGAAGGTCAGCAGAACGTTTACCAGACTCGTACAACCCGATAAAGTTACGTAGCATAATACCTTCGTAGCCCAAGCCCACAGCAACTTTGTGCTTGACCTTCATATCCGCTTCACTAGCGATGTAGAAATACTCAGTGATTTGAATATGTGGCGATACTACAGGAATACTGCACAAGCTGTCAAGCTCTTTCACACGTTCAGAGAACGGTTTGTCAGTCACAACGTCAAAGATGTGGAACTGAAGCTTAGGACGCAGTTCATGGATGTGCTCCGCTTCAACGATAGCAGCGTAGTTATCATCAGAGACAACCTTACTGTACTTACGTCGAGCCTTGTCAATCTCCTTCTGAGTATCAGTACGCTTTACAGCAGACACAATATCCTGAAGCTCTTCACCATGCACATAGATTTCACCATCCCAGATGTCGCCATCTTGCATATGGATCGTCAGCAAGGATGCAAGATGAGGGACATCCCACAACTGAGACGTGCGAGACTCAATAGTGACTATGCCATCACGCTTCTTCGCCAGTGCACGAACACCATCATACTTCACAGAGCCGTAGCATGGATACACTACACGATGACCCTGCTTACGGTAGTCTGCTGCAAGCATAGCCAAGATATTAAGGTTCTCAAGATCAGTCTTGTTCTCACAGTAGTTCTTGTCTTCTTGCTTCTTGATGCGGGCATTGGCTTCTAGTACAGCCTGCTCGTAGGCGCTACGGCCTTGCTTACCCTCTGTTATATATTCAACCCTCTCGGTCATCTTACCACCAACCTTACCGTGACTGATTTTGATCTTCGCCTGTGGCGCTTGATCAACAACCTCGATAGTCCAAATCTTGATACCGCCCTTCTTGTCTTTACCATACAAAGTCTTGATCATACCTTACCTCCTTTCCAGTGCCAAGGACAGTCACTCACGCGATAACGATCCGCAGTGTGTCCGAACAGTTCGAAGTTGTCCATTCGTGGGCATGTACAGCCTTTGATTTCCAACTGGTAACGGTGGAACTTGGCATCCTGTGGGAATTTCCAAAGCTTCTGTAGATCAAATTCGATCTTACGTACTTGTGCTTCTGGTGAGTTCCATTCACTTGGATTCGACAGCACAGAGAAGAGTTCTTCATACTTCTGGTCTAAGCGTTGTCGATCTACAGCAGAGATACCCTGCTTATCAGCTAGTGCTTCATTATAATGCATACTTCACTACCTCCACGCCATATTTGATAAGATATTCCAAGCCCTCTGTTCTACGGTAGGCATCTTTGTATACTACACGACGAACCCCAGCTCTTACAAGCAGTTTGGAGCATTCCAGACAGGGCGAGAGCGTGACGTACATTGTAGCACCAGAGGTCGATAATCCCTGCTCCAGACATTTCCCCAAACTATTAAGTTCGGCATGTATAACTTCTGGGTTCCCATCAGGATGGAATTCCCATTCATTAGGTCCACCACTCGCATGCCCGTTGAGGCCGGGAGAAACGATTCCACTTGCCAGTACCAAAGCGCAGCCGACCTGAGTCCTTGGGCACTTAGATTTAGCAGCGAATGCTTCCGCCGTTTGCATATACGATTCGTCATAGTTCATCTCACCTCCTTATGCCTAAACCTATCTTGATATGTCTTTAATGACATACATTCTAGTGACTCTCTCCAGCTCATGATCCACAAGCCTCGATTAAGGACGGCATAAACCTCACCGTCCCAACCGCCCATCTTTTCGATGGGCTCCTTCTTGTATGCACACCACGTGCCACAAGGATGTTGGGCGATCCACATTAGCCATACACCACAACTGCATTGATAGGTAGAGGCTCTTTACGCTGGTCATTGTCATCTTTGTGAACCTCTTCCAGATAGCGTTCTGTTAGGTCTTCAATGATGCAGGTGTCAAGACCTTCAGCCTTGAACATCTTGTTGCAATCACCAAATACAATCTCAACATCACCAACTTCTTTGTGCAATGCGATAGCTTGTGCAATCATATCAAGCAATTTCATCGTTTCTGTCCTCTGCGAGTTGCGGTTCCGAAGGCAGGCTTGCTGTCTTCTCCAAGTGGTTTGCCCTTCTGCAAGCGGCTTGTATTTACAGAGTAGCGCCCCTTTCCGTATTCAGTGTCAACCCATTCTTGAGCTGTTGCACGTTTCGCTGTGTGGATGAACACATAATCACCCATAGCATCTTTGATAAAGAATGTAGCTGGTGGGATGAACTCCCATTTGGCGAATTCTGTGTACGATACCAGTGTCACCTTCTGCTTGTCAACCACGTAGGCTGTGTAGATAAGCTCTTTCAGAGCCATCTTGGCAAGCACTTGTTCCATCAGGCAAACCTTACTCATCGTTCTTCTTCCCTACGGCAGCACCAACGATGTATTTGATCAGCTTGAGCTTGTCTTCTGGCGTAGGTACATAATCCGAGGTCAGGATCGTGTTGATGGTTAGGAGGGCAATTTCGTTAATCTGAATCTGAAGCTCTGGTACTGTGCTCATAAAAATCCTCCAAACAGTAGGCATAAAAATGGCCAGCTACTTTTTACGGTGGCTGGCTCATGGGGTCCATCTTAATCGTCGAACGGGTCTGTGTCAACCACTTCTTCGTCTTCCTGATCATACGCATCACGCACAGCTTGGCGGTATTGAGAGTAGGCACACAGGCGTTGAGCAAGCTCTTCACCTTCGAAATAGACCTCACGACCGTCCAACACCTTCAGGATTTCTTCTTCAGAGAGGAATCCAGTGTAAGACAGACGCACATAACGCTCAATCATCTTGTCGTTGTGAGCAACGTTGGCTTTGATGTGTGGTGCCATACCATAGTAGCCATAACTTCCTGTGTGTACCATGAAAGACGACATATCGTCAATCTCCCACTCTTCACAAGCTAAGGCGATTGCCGTTCCTGCGGAGGCACAGGTTGGTCCAATGTAGGCAACTGTGTGTGCAGGACAGCGAGCAATAGCACGACAGAGCATGTGAGCCGTATCAACGGAGCCACCCGGTGTAACAATGTCAATGTGGATAACATCACGCTCTCCTGCTCCTGCAAACAACTGGAACTCATCTTCGAAGTCATCGACTTCAGTGATAGGACGTGCCAGTCTCAGGTGGTATTCATTTACAACATGAGAATTCATCATGATGCGGTTTGGTTTGTTATCTTCAATCACTGTACACCCTCCTTATGAAGTGCGATGATCCATTGCTTACAAGCATCGGAACGCTCAATATCGTTGACATGATTGAAGTCTACGAACCCACATTGCAGATTGGTATATTTCTCAGTCATCTGTGTTAGGAACTTTAGACCGCTACGATCCTTCAATTCGGATTGTCCAACATCACCACTGATCACCATCTTGCAACCCTTACCTTGACGGGTAACGATCTTTACAGCTTCATCAATTGTAATGTCTTCACCTTCATCTACAATGAAGAAGCAATTTTCAGCACTGAATCCCTTAACAACTTCAAGAGGTACATACTGGATATTGCCATTCTCAATTGCAGTTTCTAGTCCACCAGCAGTCAGGCGGTCACGGAGGATGTTGATAACTGGCATTAGCCACATCTCCATCTTCTCGATTGCAGACCCTTTGAACATTCCGAGAGACTTGCTGTTGGATACGTTAGGACGAACGAACACGATCTTGTCGATTGTACCTTTAAGGTAGGCATCACATGCCATGACTGTCGGAATGTACGTCTTAGATGTCCCTGCAAAGCCTGTAGCGATGGTGAGGGGGTTTTCGTTGATAGACTGAATGTACGCACGTTGCTTCTCATTGCGTGGCAGCAGTGGCTTAGTGTTGGCTTGTGTACGGCCTTCTTCACGTGCTTCAGTAAACTTAGGCTTGACCTCACGTCCACGTTCTTCCTTCTCTTCCCAACGTTTACCGATAACTTTTGCTTGGTTTCGTTTAGCCATTATGCACCTCCATGAAAGCGGGGCGAAGCCCCAAACAATTAAGAAGCGAGGTCTGCCAGATGGGCAGCTTCTTCCTCTTTACCGAACGACTCATCAGTCGGGATAAGTCTTGCAAGAATATCAATCAACGAATCATTTACTACATCATTCACTTGGTGAGAAGCTACGATCACTTGTTGGAACTCTTCGCTCTTCATCAGCTTGTCGATGCGTTTGATTGCAGCGAAGTCCACACGTTGTAGGAAAGACTGTCCAACGAGTTCTGTAAACTCTGTCAGGTCTTGCATATCAATTAGCTTGTTGGCAAGCTCAGGAGTGAACTCAAAGCCTTGTGCATGTAGGATTGGGAACAGAGCGTTACCCACAGAGTTCTTTGCAAACTCTACGAAGAATTCACGTTGTGCTTTGGTTAGACGTTTTGCTTCAGTCATTATATGCCTCCATTTCATTAATTGTTGGTTCAGCTTTCAAAGCCTTCTTTGCAGTGGCTTTCTTAACTTCTTTTTGTTCGACGGGAGCAGCTTTAGCTGCAATTTCCATCTCAATACTCTTCAGACCTAGTTCATCGAAATAGTGTTTGCCACCATCTTTGAATGTGTAACCTGCCAGTACATAATTCTCAAGCAGCATCACGAAGTGCATTGGATCATAGTGCTCAACCATCCCAGAGGCTTCAGAAGAGATGATCACGCCTCCACGGGGCTCACCCTTGAATAGTCGCATTGTGTTGCCGTACAAGCCAAACTGAGGGTATCCAGCATTGCTGTTCTGTACGAGGTAGCCTTGTCCGATGGCTTCACAGATGGCCTTGACGAAGACGATAGGATTATGCTCTACTACATCAACGTAGTCGGTCATAGGGTTCTCCCTGTTATTGATTAAGTCCTGATAGTAACACTGAGAATGTCCTATGTCAATAGCTTGACAGAAAGAATTTATGTGTTAGTATGGGTCATCTGATGGAGAGATATGTCGATTCCACTCACCGGCCATCAGGGAACACGCCTATGAAGAGGATGCTACTGGGCAAGCTGAGTCTAATCTGTTTAAAGCGTAGCGACGACACCGTAAGGTGGAATGAACAGAACCTGAGCGTAAAAGCTCTCCAGCACATGCTGGCCGAATGCAATCTCAATCTACGAGAGGCATAGAAGGTAGACCAAGGTTACGTCTTAGGCGATTAAATTCGTGTGGCGTTTCCTTGGGACGGTCTACCTTTCCGATACAAAACTCATCTACGAGATAGATCAACAACCAATACAGGAACCAATAAGATGAATATAAAAAGATTGAAGGAGGTGTTCTATGTAGATTACGAAAATGGATTACTGATTCGTAATGTGCGATGTGGAAGATTCCCTAAAGATAGTGCAGCAGGTTCATCCTCTGCTTACAGTAAAGTCTATGTTGACAAAGAACACATCTATGTACACAAGGCAATATGGTCAATCCATCATGGGTATATTCCTGATGAAACCATTGATCACATTGACACCAACACAACAAACAACAAAATTGGCAACCTACGCATTGCCACCAGAAGCCAACAGCAGCACAACACAGGCGTAAGGTCTACCAACTCTACAGGGGTTAAAGGGGTGAGCCTGTGTAAGCTCACAGGACTATATAGAGCAGAACTTAAACTGAATCATAAACGGGTCTTTGATAAAAGATTCAATACAATCGAAGAAGCTAAGGAAGCCTTGGACATTGCAAGGAGAGAATTTCATGGCGACTTCACCAATAATGGAGAAAAGCTATGAGTCGTTGCAAATCTTGTGATGTACCACTACTGAATAATGATAGCCCCGCTTGGAATAGACTCGCACATAAAGAGGAAGACCTTTGTAGTGTGTGCAGAAATCTTGTATACAATTCATACACAGAAAGAGAGTATGTGTGCGGACGATATCCGACGAACGGAGTGACAACACCACTACCAATCAGAGAAAGTTGATAAATAGGGCTTGACAGAAGGTGCAATCATGTTATACTGTTTGTACTTAGAGGGATATTCTCTCATAAAAGTTACGTGAGTGGAGCATATCTGTTTCCTCCTCCTTTCGGGTAGTAAGTCTACCACTCACAATTATTCAGAATGGAGAATAGCATGGAACAGAAGAACAAGGGTGGTCGTCCTACGAAAGCCGAAATGGCAGCAAGAGGGATTACCAAGACAGAATTAGATGTAGCATTGAAGATTCTTAAAAAGATTTTTGGAAATGCTATTGACACGATGATCGAAATCAGCGATGATGTATCCCTGACGATCAAAGAGAGATTCAGAATGAAACAAGAGCTTGTAAATATGTACCACATGCTGTATAAATCTGACATCGCTATTAAGATGCAGCTAGCAAAAGGTGGTGAAGCTCCAGACGAACTTGATGAGAAGCCATTGGCTCCAGTATTCAACTTCGCTAAATAATAAAGGGACGCAGACCGATCGGTTTAGGTATCAGGCTTTTAACCTGAGTTTGCTTGGTTCGATTCCAAGGCGTCCCACCAAACATAGAGGATTGTCGGAGTGGCTTATCGACCCTGTTTGCTAAACAGGTGAGGCTTAACGGCCTCCACAGGTTCGAATCCTGTATCCTCTGCCAAGATGATGGGGTCGCAACCTATAAGAAAACGATGCTCTGTGAGGGTTCTGCGGAGTAACTTCTGGCTAATGTAGTCATCGGGGTACGAGTCCCCACAGGCAACCTTGAGAATTTATGGCGAGCTGGCAGAGTGGTTTAATGCAACTGCCTAGAAAGCAGTCGGGTCAGCAATGGCCCCGTGAGTTCGAATCTCACGCTTGCCTCCAAACAGATGGCCCTTGGCGCAACTGGTAGTCGCGTCTCCCTCAAAAGGAGTTCTGTTCTCGGTTCGAATCCGAGAGGGTCAACCAAACAAGCTTCGTTCGTCTAATGGCAGGGCCGCTGCTTTACACGCAGCAGACGGGAGTTCAATTCTCTCACGAAGCACCAAACACATGAGAAACGCCAGACGGGTTCAACTCCCGTATCCTCCGTAATGGGGGATGTTGTTGGTGACAAGCGCCCTCTTATGCTAGAGACAGCCTTGCTCAATACTAGTCAAGGTGAGGTTGTCTCGGTACTAATTATGGCCGCTTGGCGAAGTGGGAACGCAACCGGCTTTGACCCGGTTATGAGTAGGTTCGATCCCTACAGCGGACGCCAAATTTGATGTTAGCTTAGAGAAGGAAAGCACCGTGGATTAGCTGCGGAAGACGGAGAGTTTCGACCTCCACATCAAACCAAACAACCTGAAGCTTCAAGCGCCTTGGGATGTGACAGAGAAACCAACTCTCTGATTGACGCACTGGAGACTGCGTGTTATAAATGTCTCCTTCGAATTAAGGGTTACTATTCGGTAATTGGCAACCTTGGGGATTCCAAATCCTTAGATCGTGGTTCGAATCCACGGTAGCCCGCCATACAACGTGGATTGGTATATTGGATGTGCAACGCTCTTCTAAAGCGTTTTAGGTTGGTTCGAACCCAACATCCACGACCAAACAAGATAGTGCAAAAGATTTTATTAAAACGCTTGACAGAATGTATTTGTCGTGTTCTAATAACCAAATGAAGTTCAATATTAAGGAGAAACGAAATGGCTGCAAAACCATACGATGCTACAAAAGAACATACTCCAGTTGACAAGACCCGCCAGAAAGATGGCAAAGGTCGTCACCCGAACAAGAATAAACCCGGTAAGCCAGTACGAGCTTACTGAGTGACAAAACACTGCGTAGTCTGTGATACCACTAAGCAGGTATCAGACTTCAATAAGAATAAGAGTCGGTATGATGGCCTACAAACCAGATGCCGCTCTTGTCAGAAAGCTCAGAACAATGAAGGCTACCTCACCAATGAGAATCGTAGAGGCTCAATCAAAACTAGAAATGCTGAGGTTAGAGAATACAACAGAAAGTTGATGAGAAGGTTCAAATCATTCTTTGGATGTCTGGTTTGTAGTGAGAGGGAGCCAGTAGCTTTGGACCTACATCATATAGATCCATCTGGAAAGGATGCAAACCCGAGTAGCCTTTTAACGTATTCAACCAATACGTTGAAGAAAGAGATTAGAAAATGTGTCGTTCTATGCTCAAATTGTCATAGAAAGGTTCATGCAGGAATTTTGCAGCTATCGTATAAAGGTTAATACGCTGGGCTTTCATCCCAGTAATGTAGGGTTCGATGTCCCTCTAGCTGCACCAATTTGGTCTTATCGTATAACGGTTATTATACTCGCCTGTCTAGCGAGGGAACGGAGTTCGATTCTCCGTAGGACCGCCAAAGCGCAGTCGTCGTCGCAGACTTTAAATGGGATAGTGAGGACCAACACTTAAACACGGATCATGAATTTATAAGGAGCTTCTGTGAAGACGTGTACACTCTGTAATACCGAGAAGCAGTTCACAGAATTCCATAGCAGGTTTGATAGATTTGCCCTTTTAGTATATTGGTATTACGCGGCCTTTGTAACGCTGATAACGCAGTTCGATTCTGTGATGGGGCACCAAACAATAGTTGCTTGGCCGATTGGATTAGGCAAGGGTCTACGAAGCCCTTTAGAGTGGTTCGATCCCACTAGTGACTACCAAGATATGTTGATCTTCGTCTAGAGGATAGGATACCGGCGAGCGAAGCTGGAGACATAGGTTCGACTCCTATAGATCAACACTTATATATGTGGTAATAGCATACACTCCCACGGGTTGACCGACGTGGCAAAAGAGTAGGACAGGGTAAACGTACAGCCTGTTATCGGAAGCCAATTGCCGGGTAGTATAATGGTCAATACAATCGGCTGATAACCGATGGATGGTAGTTCGATTCTACCTCTGGCAACCAAACAGATGCGAGATACTTTCAGTTGGTAGAAGGTTGGCCTCATAAGCCGATATGCCTCGGTTCGAATCCGAGTCTCGCAACCATACATGTGCTCCCCACGTGTACAGCCAGATAGGTGAGCTGTATAAATTATAATCCTATCACTAATTTATAGGCAATGATCTGACTAGGTGTTGGTCTGTGACTGTTAATCACAAGATGGGAGGTTCGAATCCTCTATTGCCTGCCAATTTAAAGCGTCGTGATTTATCTCTGCTGGGACAGAGGCTGGGCTGTAAACCCGGTGTCCATGACTGCGTGGTTCGATTCCGACCATGACGCACCAATTCGATTAGGCTTGAGTATATCGCCAATCACAATGTTACATCTCTCGGAAGCGTTACGGTAGCGTACTTTGTTTGGAACGAAGTGGCGGTGGTTCGACTCCACCCCGAGTGACCAATTTTGTTGAAAAGAGTGTGTTAACCACATAGGTGAAGCATTCGTTACCAATGCCCGTAGGGTACGTCAGCAAACGCGATATGGGCTGTTAGTGTCAGCGATAGCACACGTGACTTGCACTCACGTAGGAACAGTTTGAATCTGTTACGGTCCACCAAATTATAGGAGACGATATGAAAGTTAGAATCCGTGCACCAAGACCAGAAGATACGAAACGCCACGGAAGGGTTTGTCCATGCTGCGAACGTCTCAACTGGAAGTGCAGGCTTGCTGATAGAGTTGCATTCAAAGAAGCTCTTGAAGAGATAAGTAATACGCTTGACTGCGAGGCTGTGTAGTCTGGGACTACCTTCCGGCTGTGACCCACAGCCAGTTCAGTAGAAAGTTACTGGGGAAGTGACGCAATTAGGTAGACGTATGGAGCTTAGACCTCCAGTGTTGTCGGTTCGACCCCGACCTTCCCCACCAAACAAAATGCAGGATTGCTCAAGGTGAGCGCCCAGCCTTCCAAGCTGATGAGGTCAGTTCGATTCTGACATTCTGCTCCAAACAATGCGGGCGTCACCCATCCTGTTCGGAGGTGACAAGTCATCCATGAAGGGACAGCCCGCACCAATTTTGAAGATAGCGGTTAAACCCCGACTCTGGGCACCTAATTCGTGACCTGCGGTTCAGTGAGAACATCTTCAAACTCCATTCGCACTCTAAGCTAACTTGGTAGAAGCGCTGGCTTGAAACCCCAGATGACTTGGTTCGATTCCAAGAGTGTGCACCAAATTCAAAGTGTGAGTGTAAACTCCGAGAGTCAACCGAGCTTTGATACCAAACACAGACGACTTGCCCACTCGGACATTGCCACGTGCAATCACTGTAAGTCTGTCTTGTCATGATGACCCTCCACGTGAGGGTTTTCCTGTTCCTGCTATTTAAATTAAGGATTATAACAAATGGCAACAGTACCAGATGTAAACCTAACAGGCGTTGCATACCAAGACCTATACACTGCCACAGGCATTGTTGCAGGAACAAGTGTGACGATCCAGAACAAAGCTGGCGTTGATGTTTATATTCAGAATATCTCAACTATTCCATCCTCTGCATCTAAGAATGGACTCCTTCTAAGGCCATATGATATTGTGGATGTGACTGGAGCAATTGCTGGATTGTGGGCTAAAGGAGTTGGCCCAGTCTCTGTCGAGGTGATCGCATAATGGCATTCTCTCTACACGGAACACGTCAAGGCGGATACGCTGTTGGCCCAGTTCAAAACGCATTCGAAGGTGCTAATCTAGCAGAAGCACAAACTGCACGTGATACGTACTTCACAGCCAACCCTACAAAGCTTGCCGCGTATGATGGCAACCCTTTCTATCTAATTAGACTTTCTTATGGTGTGACAACCAATGCTGAATACCGCTCTGGTGGTGTTTGGGTTGATTACACTCCGTTCCTTCAAGGACTTCCCGGTGAAGTTGCTTCTCTTGTAGGTGTGCCTGTTAATGAGATTCCATACAAGAAGTTGGATGGTACTTTTGCTGGCAGTAATATGCGTGTACTTGATAATGGTAGCTTACTAGCTCCACCAAACTTTGGTGTTGAGTCTGGGTCTGTGATGTTCGGGGATGTTCTTAAACTCTCTGAGGCTGCTGGATTCCTAGCCATTACAAATAACTTGAATGGCAACAACTACACAATCCTCGATTACTACACTCCACGTGACGGTGCGACAGTCAACCCTCATCAGTTTAAACTTAATGGTGCTGAGGTTATCTTCAACGCACAACCTAACGATAGCCAAATCCTGACAGCAAATCCTCTGCTAATTCAGTACACTGTACAGCACACAGCCCGTAACAATGCTCTGACATTCCGTGCTAACGCTCCAATGACAAACGTTAGAATCAAGATTGCATTGGTTAACAACGGAGTTGTTGCTAAGTATATCCCAAACAAAACTGTGTGGGAGAAGGAAACTGGCGGGCTTACTTGGACTACAGGTGATAACACATTTGACTTTGAAGACACACCAATCATCTTTAACACAGGCGATTTGATTTCGTTTGAGATTAGGGCTGATAGTGTTTCTATGAAAGGTTCTGTTTCTGGTACTCCGTACATTGCTTCTACACAACAACAAGGTGTGTTCTATAATGCTGTTATGGAATACAACTACACTCCAGAAGATGTTCGTGACAAGCTTACCAGCCTAGCTGGTAGCAACCGTCTTGATGTATCCAGCCTGAAGAACGTTGTATTGACCGTAGCAGGCCGCACAGGAGCTATCGCACTCTCTGCCTCTGATGTCTCTGGACTCGCCCCTGTCGCAACTACAGGAGCTTACAGCAGCCTTTCTGGGTTGCCGCTCATTCCAACCAAGACTTCTGATCTGACAAACGATGCTGCTTTCATCACATCTGGTCAAGCTCCTGTGCAAAGCGTTGTAGGACGCACAGGAGCTGTTGTAGTAACACAGACTGACGTTGGGCTAGCTAACGTTGATAACACGTCTGACGTTAACAAACCTGTCTCCACAGCCCAACAAACTGCGATCAACTTGAGTTTGTCTCAGCACAACGCTGCTGCTGATCCTCACCCTCAATATACCACAACCGCTGAAGCTGCTTCTGCTGCTCCAGTACAGACCGTGAACAGTCTAACAGGTAATGTTGTATTGACAACAGGGAACATCTCTGAGGTTGGTAATCTGTACTATACAGATGCAAGAGTCCAAACATATGTAACTGGTGCTGGTTACAATGTAAAGAGTGCTGCAAGTGTAGGAGCTGGTGCCGCTATATATCAAGCTGACACTGCTGGTGCTTTGTCTTTCCGCTCCATCATTGGAACTGGGGCTATTACAATCACTCAGAATGCTAACGATATTACTATCAACACTCCACCAAACGCAATCAACAGCGTTAACGGATTCACTGGTACTGTTGTACTGAATACATCTAACATCACTGAGAACACAAACCTCTACTACACAGACACTCGCGTAACGAGTTATCTATCTGGATCTGGATACACAGTTAAATCTGTTGCAAGTTCTGGGTCTGGTTCTTCTCTATATGTTGGTAACTCTTCTGGAGCAGTAAGCCTTCGTTCTGTAATCGCAACAGGTATCGCAACAGTCACTCAAAACTCTAATGACATCACAATCAATGTGCCAGCAAACTTGGTAAGTTCTGTGAATGGACAACAGGGTGCAGTAGTACTGACAACATCTAACGTAGCTGAAGGCTCTAACCTTTATTATACAGACACACATGTTGGCTCCTACCTGACAACTAATGGATATGTAGTTAAGACTCTGGCTTCTGTCGGAGCTGGTTCTTCTCTCGTTGCTAATGTTGGACCTTCTGCGACAATCCGTTCTGTAATAGGTGCAAACCTGATCACAGTGACACAGAATGCCAATGATATCACTATCAGCAATCCAACTGTTCTCAGTGGAACATACACACCAACACTAACAATGACTGCAAACCTTGCGGCAACCACTGCATACGCTTGCCAGTATATGAGGGTTGGAAGTGTTGTAACTGTTACTGGTCGTGTGACCCTTGACCCAACAAACAACGGTCAGATGACAAACGTTGAAATCTCTCTGCCAATTACATCCAACTTCACTTTGTCTGAACAGTGTGCTGGTACAAGTGGTTGCCCGGATGTAGCACAGAATGGCGCTATTCTTGGAGATACGACAAACCACAGAGCTTCTATGCAATATATCGCAGGAACATCTGCTGTAAAAGATCACTACTTTACATTCTCGTACCAAATTATCTAAGGATAGATCATGGAACACATTGCTGTATGGGGCTCTGATACTAATGGTATCATGGACGGTCCAATCGTTTGGATCGGAACAACTACAACAACAGGTGGTGCTTGGAGTGTGGATTACTCAGGGGTTGGCTTTACTGAAGTCCCTGTTGTAATGGCAACTTTGATCCTCGCTGCTTCTAATGTATACGACAGAGGATTCGCTTCTCTGTCTGCAACACCAACAAAAACTGCTGCATCGGGTTATGGAGTTAGGGGACAAAATCTTCTAGCTCTTGGATCTACAACACGCACTGTACCTGATGGTACAGTTGTACACGTAATCGCCGTAGGCGAAACATTCACTGCATAAGGAAACTATATCATGGCCGTAACACATAATGATCTTGTAAAAGCTGTAGCCGCTCTCGGCTTCTTCGAATCTGTAGTCTATGGCTACTTCGACAGCGTAGCTGCTAAATCTCAAATTGTTGCACTTACTCCAGTTGCAACGGCTGATGCCACAGACCTGCCAACAGCAGTAGCTATGGCTAACGCGAACAAAGCTAAAATTAATGCCATCATTGCTGCATTGAAGGCTTGACATTTAATTTGATATATTATACGCTTAGGGGTTGACAACTGACGATTCCGATGTACAATAATATACATAAGAGAGCAACTCTCTTAACCAAAAACAGGGATGTCCCTTCGGGGACGCCCTTTTATATTCTGTAAAAGAGGACAGGCAATGGCTGACGATATGGTCTTTGACTTGGACCCTAACGTCATCGGGCCAAAGTCTAGAAAGCAGTATGACTTCATGCACAGCGAAGCGGACATCACAGTATTTGGTGGAGCGGCTGGGGCAGGTAAAAGTTATTTAGGAGTTATGGACTTCCTTAAACACGTCCAATATCCAAAATTCCGTGGTTGTATGGTAAGACGTACAACACCACAACTTAAAGGTCCGGGCGGACTCCAAGAGAAAGCCGAAGAACTCTTTAAGCTAATTGATCCAAAGGTAAGATGGCGTGACAAAGAACACCACTTCGCCTTCTCTAACGGAGCTAAGATTTATCTCCGTCACTTTGAAAACCCAAAAGACCAAGAAAACTTTCAGGGTTGGGAAGTAAGCCAGTTCCTAGTGGACGAAGGCCAGCAATTCGAAGAGATGATGGTTGAATATCTCACCTCTCGTATGCGTAACCCAAAGTGTCCAGAAGTTAAACCTCATATGAAAATCACTTGTAACCCTGACTATGGTAGTTTCCTACGTCACTGGTTGGATTGGTGGCTTGACCCAGAAACAGGGATTCCGATTCCTGAACGTGATGGTGTCATGCGATTCTTCCTGAAACAAGATGGTAAGATGATGTGGGGTGAATCGAAAGATGAACTGATTGAGAAGTATGGTAAACCGCATCTATCTAAAGATCATAAGAATCAAGTTAAGCCCCTCAGCTTCAAATTCATTGCAGCCAACGTTTACGACAACCCAATCCTTTGTAATGCACAGCCAGAGTATGTTGGTTGGCTAGAAGGTCTTGGTCGTGTTGAGAAAGAACGTCTCCTATACGGAAGCTGGCTAGCACGTGCTGAAGGTACAGGCTACTTCAAATCAAACTGGTGCAACATGGTAACTCAACGCGATATCAAATCCATCAAAAGGGTGAGAGCGTGGGATATCAGTGGTACTGTCGAATCTGAAACCAATCGTAACCCTGACTGGACTGCTGGTGTTCTCATGAGCAGAAACAAGATGGGTGTATTTACAGTTGAAGATGTTGTTCGTGATCGCCGTCGTCATGGTGGTGTATTCGAAATGATTCTGGAAACTGCAAGACACGATGGTGATGATGTTCAAATTATCGTTCCATGCGACCCCGGTGCTGCCGGTAAAGCTTATGCTGCCCAACTCATCCGTGACTTGGCTGACTATGGTTTCTACGCTCGCATGAAAACAACCAACAAATCCAAAGTCACTCGATTCGCTCCATTCGCTGCAACATGCGAAGCTGGCAGTGTTGAGATATTGGAAGCTGACTGGACTAAAGACTATCTGATGGAACTTGAACGTTTCGATGGTAGTAAGAATATTAAGGATGACCAAGTGGACGCCACGTCCGATGCATTCCATGCATTGTCTTCTGAACAATATCTTCCAGACTTCTCAGTTCCTGTAATGACTCAGGCAAACCCATTTGCATTTTATAGATAAGGCGGACTAATGGCTAAGAGAAAAGTTGAGAAAGTTGCTGCTCCAATGCCCCGTCTTCGACTTGGAGAAATGGGTGCTATTGGATTAAAACAATACAGTGGTAATATTGCTGAAGAGAATAGACGTGAGCTTCGTTTCCCAGAAGCCTGTCGTACATTCCGCACTATGTCACAAGACGCTACAATCAAGGCTGCTATCTCTCTCGTTGAGATGATGATTAGTCGTGTTGATTGGACTGTCGATTTGGGTGTAGAACCTGATGCAGCGATGAAAGCTAGAGGTGCATTCCTTGAAGAAGTTATGCACGATATGGATCACAGCTTTGAAGACTTCATTCGTGAAGTAACTAGCATGTACACATATGGTTTTTGTGTTAACGAGAAAGTGTACCGTCGTAGAACATACGATGCTGGCTCTTCTTACAATGACAACAAGATTGGCATTAAGAAGCTCCCTGTTCGCTCTCAGGACACAATCTCTCGTTGGGTGTTCAGTGATGACGGTCGTGACCTAATGGGTCTTGAGCAGTCTCTGGCGGGCATTCAGAACGGTGATCGTTATGTGAACATCTCTGGTAATGGCATCATCCAAATCCCACGTAAGAAATTCATGCTGTTCCGTGTAGATGCAAAGCGTGACAACCCAGAAGGCAACAGCCCTCTCCGTGGTTGCTACAATGCTTGGCTCTTCCGTAGACAGATTGAAGAACAGGAAGCTATCGGTATCACACGTGATATGAATGGTATGCCAACTCTGTATCTTCCACCACGCTATATGAGCGAAGACGCATCTGATAGTGAGAAGGCAATCTTCGAATACTACAAGAACGTTATCCGTAACATCCAAATGAACGAACAGTCTGGTCTGATCTTGCCACAAGCATTCGACCCAGAAAGCCGTCAACCTCTCTTCAAGTTTGAGCTGACTTCCACTCAAGGTGGGAAGATGTACGACACAGACGTAATCATCAAGCGTTGGGACAACAAAATCCTGATGGTGTTGTTTGCTGATATGTTGAAGATGGGTCAAGACCAAGTTGGATCTTACTCGCTAGCTGGTGCAAAAACAAACATCATGGCGATGGCTATCGAAGCCCGTCTGAAAGAGATTCAAGACACACTCAACAATGATCTGATCCCACAACTGTTCGCTCTTAATGGAGAAATCCTGACAGCGAAAGAACTGCCTAAGTTCAAGTATGGCGATCTGGATGAAGTTGACTTGGATGAATTCTCTAAAGCCATTCAACGTATGGGTAGTGTTGGTGCTCTTGAGCTTGATCGTGATATGGCGAACAAGATTCGTGAATCCATTAAGGTTACGCCTAAGGGTGTTGATGAGCCTGTGGATAAACAAGAGATTATGGGTGGTGATAGTCAAGCTGGAAACGGTATGGCGGCTGGCGGCGGCAACGGTGCTAGCGGTAAACCATCTTCTAGAGACAACGCTGCTGCAAATAACGCATAAGGAGTCACAATGAAATTTGTTGATGCACTTGCAGAACTGATTGAAAAACACTTCGGAGGCTCCAAGGAGCTTCCTGTAGTGGAAGTTACAAAGGCTCTAGATGATGAACAACGCATGGCATTGTTTGTTGTATTGGAACCAGATGTTGTTGACCTTCATGGTGACACCTACTCTGCTGAAGAAGTTGAGAAGGCGTGCCACAGCTTTAACAAGCACTGTCAAACAGCAAACCTTTTTCACCGTGTAACAACTAAAGACGCTGACATCGTTCAGTCGTACATCACACTAGCTCCTATTACTCTTGAAGGTGGTCGTACCATCGAGAAAGGTACTTGGCTGCAATGGTGGCACTTCCCAGAAGACAACGCTAACGCTGAGTTGATGTGGAAGGGTGTTAAGTCTGGTGAAATCAATGGCGTCTCTATTGGCGCTATGGCTCACGTAGAGGAACTACAATGACAACAGAAGCGAAACGTCGCCTAACTGATATCAGTTTTGAACACGAAGGCGCACACGTTGCCCTTGTTAGCATCCATCAAGGTGGACCTGCCAATGGTGTTACAACACTGATTACTAAGGCAACCAATAACATTGATCCAGAAGAACTTGAAAAAGCTTTGAAAGGGTCTGAATCCAATCTCGAAATTAATACGGAGTCCACTGTGGATACTATTGAAAAGTCTGTACACGAAATCCTACTTGCCAAGGCAGTAGAAGATGCCGTTAAACTGGAAAAAGCTGCTGGCGAAGCTGCTGTATCCGAACTGCAAAAAGCCCTGCTGGCTCAAGAAGAAGTACTGAAAGCTGCTCAAGCTCAGGTAGTTGTATTCGAAGAAGCTGCGGCTGTTGTTAAAGTTGAAGCACGTAAGTCTGCTCTAGTTGCTGCTAAAGTTCCTGCTGATAAAGTAGAAGCTGTAATGAAGTCTCTAGCTGCTCTTGACGACGAATCTTTCTCTGCAACTGTTGAAACGATGAAGTCTCTGGCTTCTGCTGTTGATGCTTCTGATCTTATGCAAGAGTCCGGTGTTCAAGGAACTGGTGCAGAGTCTCAAGAAGAAGTTGACCGTACTACTGCAATCCTTAAAGCCCGTTACGGCGTTAAATAATTTACACTCATAGGAGATACATATAATGGCACAATACGCTGCTGATGTACAACGTCTAAGCAACTGGTTGATCTTTGAAGACGAGCCGGGTACTGGCGTAACACGTGAAGTATTGCTGAAGTCTGCTGTAAACGCTACGATCACAGGTTCTGTCCTTGACAGCACTGGTGCCCTAGTTGTTGCTGCTACTCTGGCTGATGCTACATACATTCTTATTGACGACCTGACTCGTCCTGCCGCCGCCGAATACACTAAGGTGTTGGTACTGGCCCGTGGTCATGCGAAAGTAGGTAAGGCTAAGCTTGTATTTGGATCTGACGTTACGACTGACGCCCAACGCAAGACAGCAACTGACAAACTGGCTCTGAAGAATATCTTCGCAGTCGATCAGATTACTTACTAATCCCACAAACATAGGAGACTAAAATGTCTACAGTACAACTTGCTAAGCAGGCAACTCGTAGCTTTGGCAACAACAACTACGAATACACCGACCTGACAGCTCCGCTGTTGATCGTCCCAAACAACTGGTTCCTTGGTGAACAACTGGGTATCTTCGCAAAAGAATCCACCAACCAAGAAACAATCACAGTTGAAGAAATCACAACTGGTTACGGTCTGATTAAAGACGTACACCGTGGCGCTCGTCACACTGTTGTAAGCGATCCAAAACGCAAAATGCACGCCTTCTCCATTCCTCACTTCACCCTTGATGCTTCTATCACTCCACGTGATATCCAAGGTAAGCGTGCGTTTGGTGTTGAAGAACTGGACACACTTGCTGCCGTGCGTGCACGTAAGCTTGAAGTGATCCGTAAGTCTTGGGCTGCTACACACGAAACCGCCCTGTGGTCTACAGTTACAACTGGTCTGGCTTACGCTCCTAACGGAAACGTGTCGTACGACTGGTACACTGAATTTGGCGCTTCTCGTACAACAGTTGACTTCGAACTGAACACTGCTACAACCGACATCATCGCTAAGACTGAGCTGGTCTTCGCTTCTATTCAAGATAACGCTCGTGATGGTTCTGTCTACGGACAAATCTTCGCTATCGCTTCTCCTGAGTTCTTCCAGAAGCTGATCGGCCACGCAACCATGAAAGCTCTGTGGCTAGCTTACGCTCAGTCTCCACAAATCCTTCGTGAACGCCTGCAAGCTAGTGGATACGACGCTCGTTACCGCGAGTTCACTATTGGTAACATCACCTACGTTGAATACCGTGGTGTGTCTCCAGAAGGTGTACGTTACATCCCAAGCGGCGAATGCTACTTCATGCCAACCGATATGGGCGACAACTTCGTTCAATACTTCGGTCCAGCAGATCACTTCGACTTTGTTAATACTCAAGGTCAAGAGATGTACGCTTTCGAATACGGTGATAACCGTGGTCAGATGATCGAAATCCAAACCGAATCCAACTTCCTGAACGTCCTACGTCGTCCACAGTTGATCGTAAAAGGCATCGTTGGTGCCTAATTGAACTGGGGAGCTTTATGCTCCCCATTCTTTGCTTAGGAGCCTAGAACATGCCATACAGCGGACACCCAGCGACAAGTGCTACCGACAGAGTTCGTTTGAATGTTGGTGACGTTTGGCCTGATATGGAATTGCTACACGATGAAGACTATCAGTATTTCATCGATAAGTATAACGGCAACGAGAATAGAGCAACCATTGATGCTGCTCGTACCTTGTTGTTTACACTATCTCGATTCACACGTGAACGTACTGGTGATATTGAAGTATATGGTGGTGATATCTTTAGTAACTACTACCGTGCTATTGAACTGATGTTGAAAGATCCGAACGCTGCTATTAGCTCGGCTATGCCTTACGCTGGTGGTATCTCTCGTACTGACATGCACGCCAACAAAATCGACGTTGATAACAACTCTGTTCGTGTTGCAACTGAACGTAGTCACCTCCGTCTTGGATGTGGTAACTGGCAGTACAACTATGATCAGATGAATTATTGTGGATCAGGTGGTGGTCATGGCCTTCAGTATTAAGTTTGAGAACAAAATCCCAGCCCTCGTAAAGAGGCTGGACAAATTAAATAGTATGGAAGTCGAAGTTGGATTCTTTGAAGAAGATCGTTACGGTCCCGAGAATCATAACTTGCCTGTAGCTACAGTGGCTGCAATGAACGAGTTCGGTACTAAGCATAACCCGACAAGACCATTCATGTCGGACACATTCTCTGATCGTACAAACCAACTTCTCATGGCCGTAGAGATGAGAAGTATTTATCTTGATGTGCTCAAAGGTGGCAACGCCAGTCAGAGACTTATGAAGTCGCTTGGCAAACTTGTTGCTGAACAGATGCAGATCACTATCCAACAGTATGCTGCCGCTGGTGGTAACAGTAAGAGAACAATAGAGAGAAAAGGTGGAAGAGATACACCACTTATCGACACAAGCAAGATGCTTGAATCTGTTAAGTTCCACATTCACCGCTAAGGAGTAACCTATGAGAAATCCCCCACTGCTCCTGACTGGACACACAACGCTTGAGATTACTCGCCGTGAGGCTGAGATGATCGTCCGAGGGCGTCCAAGCCCCGGTGCTGAAAGCATTGTTGAAGTTGTATGCAACGTACAGCCGGTGCTGAAATCCACAGACACCTATCTACTGCCTGAAGCTGATCGTTCCAAGGCTACACTCAAAGTGTATTCTAAGGGCGGTGAGATTAGACAGAGGAAAGAGGGAGTTAACGGACATGCTGCTGATCGCTTCTATTGGAAGGGTGAGCTGTACGAAGTTATGAAGGTGGTTGAGTATGATATGGGTGTCCTGAATCACTACAAAGCCTTGTGCATGCGAGTGGAGCTAACCTGATGAATATCTATCAAGACCTTGAAGATGCCCTATACAACATCGTAAGCACGTTGCATCCTGATTGGACCATCCTGTTTGCGTATACTAACGCTGCTGAACCAACAAACCCTTACGTCTCTATTGATGTTAAGAAGTTGAATCCTTGCGGGCGTGAGTATAGCTCCACACCAACCATTGGTGAAGATGGGAGCAAGTTGATTCAAACTACAATTCAAGATCATGAGGCAATGGTGAGATTTGAGTTCATTGGTAAGTACGATGACAATACCACACTTGCTGATATGGCTCAAAAGCTACAGATCGAATTGAGAACGCCAACTGGATATGAACTACAAGCAGTCAATAGATTGTCTCTGTACAGGCTAACCACGTTGCGTAGGCTTCCGTTGCCTAGGGATACGGATATGTACATGATCTATCAACTAGATGCGACATTTGCATATGCATCTCAAGTAGTAACTGAACAAGATTATGCCACTGCCATCAATGGCAGCGGTATTTATCATGATGCGAATCAGCCTCCTGATTACACAATGACGACTCACTTTGAAATCACTCTACCTACTTAGGAGAATAACGTATGACCGTTCTTACGGATATCATTCAAATCGACATCAGCCGAGAAACCGCTGCTGTCACACAAACAAACTTCAACGTGCCTATGTTCATCTCTGCTCACACTAAGTTTGCGGAACGTGCACGCACATACTCTAGCTTAACTGCTGTTGCCAATGACTTCAGCATTACTGACAAAGCATACATTGCTGCTCAGAAGATGTTTGGTCAGGCGCTGAAACCTTCTCAGATCGTTATTGGTAGACGAGCTGTGCCAAGCTCTACAATCAGTATCAGTGCTGCTGTAGTCGGTACATACACAATGACAATCGATGGCCTACCATTCACATACGTAGCAACTGGTTCGCCAACTACTATCACGATTGCCGCCGGTATCAAAACTGCCTATAACGTAACCCCAATCGCTGGCGTAACTGTTACTGACAACCTTGACGGTACTCTGACTGTAGCATCTGCTGTCGGGTACTCTTTGAAAGTCACAACAAACATGACTTACTCTAACGCACCATCTACTGAGTCTTGGACTGATACAATCAACGCTATTACAATCGTGAACAACGCTTGGTATGCTGTAATGATTGAATCTCACCTTGAAGCTGACATCTTGACAGTTGCTGCTCAGATTGAAGGCATGAAGAAAGTATTTGCTACCTCGTCTTCTGATATCACTATCAAGACAACAGGAACAACTGATATCTTCTCTCAACTAATGGATCTTGGATATCAGCGCACATTCGGTGCGTGGTCTGCCACTGCTGACACAGAATACCCAGAAGCTGCATGGGTTGGATTCCAACTTCAAGAGCAACCGGGTTCTAACACTTGGGCTTACAAGGCTCTATCTGGTGTTACTGTTAGCTCTCTGAGTGATACAGAGTCTACAAACCTACACAACAAGAACGCTTCTACATACGAACGTGTTGGTGGTCTGAACAGCACAATCGGAGCTAAGATGTTCGGTGGTGAGTGGGTCGACGTAATCATCTTCGTTGACTGGCTAGAAGCCCGTATGAAAGAACGTCTGTGGAGCCGTTTGGCTAACAGCAAGAAGATTCCTTACACCGCTGCTGGTGCCGCTATTATCGAAGCTGAGATTCGTGCTCAACTGAACGATGGGATTCGTGTAGGTGGTTTGGCTGCTTCTCCAGCTCCAACTGTGTCTGTACCAGATGTTCTAACTCTGTCCACTAACACACGTGCACTACGTATCTTTGAAGGCATCACATTCGAAGCACGTCTAGCTGGTGCTATCCACTTCATCAAAGTTCAAGGGACTGTAACCGTCTAAGGACGGTTCACCCTCCACAGGAGATAATCAATGTCTACACAACGTCTTGCTACATACGCTCCAAGTGATGTGAGTGTCATTATCACACAAGCGAGCAGCGGCATTGCACACATTATCAGCGGGTACTCTGAGGACTCCATCGTAAACATCGAATGGACAAGCCCTCGTTACGCACTGTACACTGGTGCTGACAACACAGGAACACGTATCTTCAACGCAAGTAATTCTGCTACGATGACACTGGCCCTACAACAAACATCTGCATCGAACGACGTTCTGTCTTCTCTGTTTAATAACGATCCACGTAACATTGATGGATTGTTCTCTATTCAAGTGAAAGATGCCTCTGGTCGTTCTATCTACTTCTCTGACGATGCTTACATTGGTGTACGTCCAAGTGCTGGTTTTGGTAACAGCATGATGCACCGTGACTGGGTTATCCAAGCGTTCAACCTTGACGGTTATGCTGGTGGTAACGCTGTAGTTACTCCAGAAGATCAAGCAACCCTTGAAACGCTTGGTGCAACTCTCGCAGCTAAGTGGCTACAACAGTAAGACACACTCGTTAAGGGGCTTCCATTCGTGGTGGCCCCTTTTCTATTTCTCAAGGAGAATCAAATGGCTTCCTTATCGCACTATTCACCATCTGATGTAACAATGACCATTGCAGGCTTGTACACCGTAACAGGGTATGCTGATGGAACATTTGTTCGCATCTCTAAAGACACAAGACAAACAACAACCATGAGAGCAATGGACGGAACAATGTGCCGCATTAAATCTCCTGATACTGGTTGGAAAATTGAAATCACACTAGCTCAGTCTTCGACAGCTAACGACATATTCTCTACATTCTGGAACGTAGACAAAGTTACCGGAATGGGTAAATTCCCCATCTTTGTTAATGATGGAAGTGGTAGCACAATGTTCATGGCTGCAACAGCTTGGGTAGAATCCCTACCAGATATTGTGTATTCCAAGAGTATGGAAACCCGCACATGGGTATTCGGAGCAACAGATGTAATTGTTAACATCGGAGGTAATGATGATGCGGGCGACCTATCCAGTATTCTGGGTCTTGGCGCTTCCGTCTTGCCAATTCTACAAAACTTCCAAATCAGATAAGGAGGCTTTATGTCTGGAAACGTATTGACGTATGACCCAAGTAGTGTTACCATTAGTGTTTGTGGCTACATCGTCACAGGGTTGGTATCTGTCTCGTTGCAGTGGAAATCTGAAGTGTTCTCTGTTCGTAGAGGTATTCGTGGACAACACACAAGAGTCTACAGCAAGGATAGGCAATCTGTCCTAGTGTTGGAACTACTGCCAACATCCGTAACAAATGACCTATTCACATCCATCGTATTGCAAGATGCTGGCAACCATGCTGGTCGTCTGGAGGTACATATGAGGGATACAAGTGGTACATCTCGTTTCACAACTGTAGATGCATATTTACACACATTCCCTGAGATGTCTTTCAATGCGGAAGGTCTTAGCACTCGCAAATGGGAAATCGAAATTCTATCGTTCATTACTGGTTCTGGTAACATTGGTGGTAACGCCCAAAATGGTATCGACATTAATGATATCTTGTCTGGGGCACTGTCTTCTGCTAAAAGTCTTGTGGCTGATGGTTTGGACGTAGCTCAAGGCTTCTTCAATTAATTAGGAGTATTTAAAATGGCTATTCAACAGAAAGAAGTAAACATCCTTGGTGACAACTACCTGCTGACACAATTTCCGGGTATGACTGGACTCAAGCTTGGTAAACAACTGATCAAAACTCTTGGCCCATCCTTCGCAGTATTGTCTGCTGGAGCTGATAATAGTGTCACTGGTGCTCTGAATATTCTATTCGAAAACCTAGATGATAACTCTGAAGCACTGATCATCGCCCTTGTTAGCTCTGCCTCGAAAGGTAGTGTAGCAATCAACTTCAATAATGAATTCGCTGGTGATTATGCCAAGCTGTTCTTGCTGGTGAAAGAGATTGTGGAGTTTAACTATGGTTCGGTTTTTCAGATGCTAGGTTCCGGCGTCCTGTAAACTCTAACGCGGAGCCACAGACAGGCCATCCTCGCTTGCAGAAGGTACAGGATGGCTACACTCAAGACTGGGAAATCTTCAGGATTGTCACAAGTGACATGAGAGGGTTGCCTAGTTATGTTGAGTTGCAATCTGTCTGCAACGTAGAGGACATCTATAATATCATTGAGATGCTTGATGCTAAGTTTGAAATGGATGAGGTAGCACGTATCCAACAAGCACAACAGGCTGCTCAGAACAAACCATAGTGAGGCTATATGCTACAAGAGGAAATTGCTCGCCTAACGGGTACGCTTAAGTTCAACGTAGAAGCCCGACCACTGGTAGCGTTTGAGAAACGTCTTATGGGAGTAATGAACTTGCTCCGTGAGTTCTCTACGATTGCCAACAAGAAGTTCACAGTGAAGGTTGCCCTTGATAGTAGATCGCTACGAGCACAGATCGACAAGGCGACCAAAGCTAAAATCAGCCTCACTAATATTGATATCTCTAATGAAGTGTTGTCTGCACAAGGTAAGCGTATTCAAGAGTACCTAGACAAAACTCCAATCCGTTTAAGTAATGTAAAGGTTGATATCAGTAAACTAGTTGAGCAGAAGAAGTTTGTTAAGACCCTTATGGGTCAGATGCAGATTGATATCCCAATCAAATTTGGCTTCACTGCAATGGAGACTGAGCTGCGTCGTGAGATGAAAGCTATTGGTGCACGTAATCCCCTTAAGGTTCATGTCGAGATTAGTCAGACGCAGATGATCCTCAAACTACGTCGTGCAATCCTAAATGCTCAGAAGAATATTGGTTCTTTGAAGCTCCGTGTAGTTGATCCAGAAGTAAGATTGAAAGTTGACAAGCAACACTTGATCGCTGAAATCAGATCTGCCATTCAGAACGAGACATTCGATATCCGTATCGGAGCTAGACGTACTGGAGGTAGTGGAGGTGGATTGAGGGCTGAAGGTAGTGCCAGAAGCAGAGGACAAGTTCACAAAGGCATCTCTGCTATGGAGGGGTTCGCTAGAGCCGCTCTACCGGGCTTAGGAGCTGCGATGGCGTTTGACAAGATGAACGACATCAACCAGAAGGTTACGGCTGCTCAGAATAGCTTAGAAGCTGTCTCTGGTAATGAAGCTAACTTCAAATCCAACAGAAACTTCCTAACCAATATGACTCATGAGATGGGTCTTAATTTCAGAGATGTTGCACCACAATTCTCTAGTATCTTCCAATCTGCTGCACCCAAAATTGGTGTAGGGGCTACTCAGGATATGTTCCGTGGTATCATGCAATACGGTACTGTGCACGGTCTTGATAAAGAAGCTATGAAGGGTTCGATGGTTGCTCTTAGCCAGATGTTTGGTAAAGACAAAATCCAATCTGAAGAAGCTCGTCAACAGTTCTCTGAACGTATGCCTAACGGTATGGCGATGTTGGCTGAAGCTGCATTCAAATCTAAACAGATCAAGACAAACTCTGTAGCAGCTTTTGGCGATCTGATGAAAGCTGGTAAAGCTGACCCTGCTAAAATCTTACCAGAACTTGGTAGATTGATGAAGGAAGCCTCTGAACGTAATGATGCTTATAAGAAGTCTCTTGATACTACACGTGTAGCGCAAGGTCGAATGAATACAGCCTTCGAAGATAGTGTTGTGATCTTCGCTAAAGGTGGATTCGATAAAGGCATGGGCGGATTTTTCAACAAGATGTCTGATGCTATGCAAAGAGCTAAGCCTTTGATTGAGGCTCTTGGTGGTGCATTTGAAATCCTGATCAAACCACTGAATGCTGTAATTACATTGATTGGTGATCTTGGTGAAGCATGGCCTAAGATTGCAAAAGCTTTTGGAATCTCTGAGAAAGCACTGGCTGCATTCGCCACTGGTATTGCATTGTTCATGTTGCCATTTGGTGGATTTATTGCTGCACTAGCTGCTGCGGCTCTGGTTGTTGAAGACTTCGTTACATATTTCAAAGGTGGTGATAGTGTCTTCGGTACTCTTGTAAAAGATACTCCGGGCGCACAAGCTGCTGTTGATGGTATCAGTAAAGCATTCCAAGGTGTTGTTAACCTGATGGATAAGTGGCTTGAAAAGAGTGGCTTGCTGACTGATGGTATCGGTAGTATTAAATTCAGTGATGTATTCTTAGCTAGTCTGGAAACAGTTAAATCTGTTCTAGAAGAGACACTGAGATTGATGACAGCTATTGACCAGTTGATGAATGGAGATACCAAAGGTGCAGGCAAGTCCCTGTCTGACTTCGCTGCTAAGAACTCCATCTACAACCAAGTATATAACAGACTTGATCACAGTGACAGCCCAACCGAAGGTGACACTGGTCCGGGATTCTGGGGTGGTCTTGGAGATTGGCTAACAGGTCCAGCATCTAAACGTCAGACTCTAGCACAACGCCTAATGGGCGGTAATGACGCAATGCCACCTACATATTCTGGAACAGTTGATCGTTCTGGTGTTGGTTCGGCGGGCGTTACAACAGGTCCACTAACACTCAACCTGACTGTTCAAGCACCTGATGGTGTGACTGATCCAGTTCAATTCGCTAGTAGTATTGCACCACACTTCGAAACTATGATGGAAGATTACACCAAGAAAGTGTTTGGTGCTGCTAGAGCACAACAAGCAGAGAGGCAATAATGGCTATCGTACTCCGTAGAGGAAATGGAGACATTATCTGGTTTGATGCAATCTCGGCGTATGATACAACATACACCTCGACTGTTACGAAGCATCCCGTCGCTACTGGCGGGTTTGTTTCTGATCACACAACCAAAGATAATGTTGTCCTACAAATCAGCGGTGTCCTTTCTGATGCTGACTTTAACCTCTCTCGCCAGTTGATTGAGGTTAAGGCTGCTGATGGTACTGACATCTCTAAGAATAAACAATTCACAAACAACACAGTCACAGCTAAACGTGTAGATATCCTTCAGTCTCCAAGTATCAACAAACTACTACCTGAAGTCGTTGCACAGTTCACTAAAGACTCTATTCCATATGCTGTCGTATATCCTCAAGAGAAAGCCAAGACTGCACTAGCTGTTAAAGCTGCCTTGATTGATATGTGGCGTAAGAAGGAAGAGTTCCAAGTATTAGATATCATCGATAACTCTGTCATTGAACAGTTTAGTCCTTGTATCTTCACACACCTATCCTTTAAAGAGGATGATACAACTGGTGATGGTGTATTCCCAACAATGACTATTGAGGAAGCGGTGTTTACTGACCTACAGGAAATCTCTGTAAAAATTAAGACTTCCAACAAAGGACGTAAGACTGGGGCAGTGACTAAGAACCTATTGGACTTACCACCACCAGAGAATAACCCAACTGACTTGAGTGGTAAGAATGCTGGGGATGTAAGGAAATCTCAAGCATCGGGAGTAACACAATGACAACAGCAATTGAAATGCCTCTGTACACTGATTTGAAATATCGCTACGGTATTGCACTTGAGGGGCAGTCTTATCAGTTTACATTCTACTGGAACACAAGATGTTCTCAGTGGCATATGGATATCAGACTAGAAGATCAAACTCCAATCTTGTTGGGGTATGCTCTTGTACCTCAATATCCAATGTTAGTTGACTACAACCTAGAGGATATCGGCCTGAGCGGTTACTTCACTTTGTTGCCGATCAACACAACAATCTCTAACAAGATCACTGAAGGCTCTGACATCATGCCGCAGTTCTTCAGTCTATTCTATATCTATTAACAGGAGCAAATTATGGCACAGAAGGATAGGATTTTCTCCCTGACAATCGGAGATTACAAGACAGGCAATGGTCTACTACTTGAAAACCCAAAGCCTGATGGTAGTGGTGGGTTCATTGATAATCCTTGGGAAATCAAATTTGATGTCTCAAAGAGTGCAGACAACAAACGCAACAATGGTAACTCTGCCGTCATCGAGATTTACAACCTATCCGACAGCCAGATTAAACTCATCGAGAGCGACTACCTTGAGGTGACGTTCTCTGTTGGATATAAGAGTACAGGTGCACACGTACTTGTCCTAGGTAACGTCACAGAGACTTCCACAGTAAAGAGTGGTAATGATTATGTAACTCAGTTGAAGATCGGTGAAGGCTACACAGCCCTCAACCATGAGAACCTAGCTAAGATGGTGAGTCCCGGTAAGACAGTGGCTGATGTGCTTGAAGAAATCAGACAGCAAATGCCGGGTGTTGCCCGTGGAGCTTACACTGGAACAAACCTGAACAACCCCATCATCTTTGGTTGGAGATTGAAGGGTAGTCCACGTGAGATGCTGATGAAGCTTTGTGAAGCTCAGAATCTGGAATATAATATCAATGCTGGTGTTCTCAATGTCTCTGGTGAGAATGGATTGCTAAGTAAAGATACACAACTAGCCCCAGTGCTTAATGCAAACACTGGACTGATTGACCTACCATTCTACACATCTGAAACTGGTCGTAAACCTAAGAAGGATAAGAAGCGTAGACGCGGTGTTCAGTTCAAAGCATTGCTCAATACTGACATTGTTCCCGGCAAGATTGTAAAACTGGAATCCAAGTGGATCAGTGGGTACTTCCGAGTGAACACAGCACGATTCAGTGGAGACTTCCGTGGTAACGAATGGTATGTAGAATGCTTCTGTTCTGAAGTGGTAGCGGAGGATTTGACATGATTCATTCGGATTTTATGGATATCATCAGAACACAGTTTCAGATTGATATATCACAGATTCATACAGCGATCCCTTGTAAGGTGATCAATGTCTATGGTGACAATGAACAGCAGAAGATTGATGTTGTTCCTTCTGTTGACAACCTAATGAGAGATGGTAGTGCAGAACCAAGCATGCAAATTCTTGGTGTACCTGTTATCTTTCCGGGTAGTGCAACTACACTGATCAGCTTCCCAATTAATGTTGGTGATACTGTATATTGTGTGTTTTCACAACGTAGCACTGACAACTTCAAGATTGGATCTGGTGAGCCAACTATTGCAAACGATGCTAGGAAGTTTTCTGATCAAGATGCTGTAGCCATTCCCGGTCTGTTCCCATTCTCTAAGAGTTTGAACAACCCACAGATTCGTAAATTCCCTCATGACTCTAATCGTGACTTGTGTATTGCACACAACATTGCATCTGGAACTGAAGTGAATATCATCCTCAAACAGAGTGGCGATATGCTCGTTAATACTGAAGAGTCTGTAACAGTGAACTGCAAGACCGGTGTCATGAATGCAACTGAGTCATACACAATCAACACTCCAACTTTGAATATCAACTCCAACACTTTGAATATGAATGTGACCTCCACAACTTGGACAGGCAACATTACTCATTCTGGAAACTACACTCAAACTGGTACATCCACATTCAACGGTATTGTATTCGCAACCCACAAACACACAGGCGTCACTCCGGGTGGTGGTACTTCTGGTGGACCAACAGCATAAGAGGATTTATTATGGATTTGCTACTAGACACAACAACAGGCGATCTGGTCTTTATTAACGGTAAATGTCCTGTAACACAACTGCAAGCAGACGTTGTAGCCCAACGTCTTCGCATCAAACTCTATACATTCTATGGAGAATGGTTCTTGAACACCACAATCGGTGTCCCATATATCCAACAAATCTTTGGTAAGGTGAGAAGCAAACCTACGGTTGATCTTATCTTCCAAGGATTGATTGCTGCTGATCCGGGTGTGATTGAGATAATCTCATTCACCTCTGAGATTAGCACAAATCGTGGATACACAATGACCTTCTCTGTTCGTGTTGCTGATAATACAGCATCCCTACCAATTACAATTTCCATCGGAGGTTAAACATGGCTGGTCTTTCTCGCCAAGGTCTAGAAATCAAAACGTTGGATGACGTTCTGACTGACTATAAACTGAATGCTGCATCCATCTTCTCTGACTTGGTTCCTGCTGGCGACGTTGTAGACGTTACTGATGATGGTGCTCTTGGTCGTATGATTGGTGTTATCGCCCCTGCTGAAGCATCCATCTGGGAAGCCCTACAGCAAGTCTTTGACAGCTTCAGCCCAACAACTGCTATCGGTGTAGCTCTAGACAATATTATTGCCTTGAGCGGCATCACGCGACTTCCTGCAATGGCTACACGTGCACAGGTAATCTTGGAAGGTGACTACAACATCACAATCAGCTCTCCACAAGGTAAAGCTTATAGCTCGTCCACTCAACGTGTATTCAGTATTGCCAACCCTGTAGTTATGAACCTAACCAACGCATCTGGTGTTGGTATCTATCCGAATACTGTTGCCAACAGCACAGACTACCGATTCAGTTACAGTGTTGACGGGGTCAACTTCCTAGATGCAATCTACCACTCTCCATCGTCTGGCACCACTGCTCAGGTAATTCTGGATGGTGTTCAGAATAAAGTTGACACTTTATTCGGTTCGACCTTTACAACTTACCAATCTAGTGGTAGACTATACATTACTAGGACCGATCCATTCCAGATCGCCACCTTCACCGTGAGCATTAACTTGAATGTTCAGAAGGTGAGAAAGCTTGGCATCGCTGTCGATGATACTGTTGGACCATTCCCACAAGAAGCTCTTGCCATCGACACCATCTCTGTACCTATTCAGGGTTGGGATTCTGTCTCTAACCCTGTAAAAGCTACTACAGGTCGTCTGACCGAGACTGATGAAGAGCTTCGTGAGCGCTTCCGTAACTCTAAATTCTTCCAATCCCAAAACATTCTTGAAGGTATCCTTGATGCCCTTCGTAACGTCGCTGGAGTTGTAGATGTTGTTATCTATGAGAATGATACGAACGCGACAGACATTAACGGTGTTCCGGGTCACAGCTTCTTGCCAATCGTTCTAGGTGGCTTACCATCTGACGTTGCACAGGCTATCTGGGGTAACAAACCTACAGGTATTCCATCTGTTGGGACTACGACGGTACAGATCACAGATAGCCAAGACATCCTCCACAATATCTCTTACAAACAGCCGACTGAAAGTCCAGTGTATATAACTCTGTCGATCACCGACCTTGGCTTTATGCCGGGCGATGCTCCAGCCCAGATCAAACAAAACTTGGTTAACTTCTCAGATAGCAACCTGTTCATCAGCACTGACGTAATTTACTCTCGTCTATATACTCCAATCAACGCCGTTCCCGGTTTCACAGTCAACTCTCTGAAGATTGGACTTGCACCTTCCCCGACAGGAATGGTGAACATCCCTATTGCATTCGACGCAGTTGCTTCTATCTCTGCTGACAACATCATTATTACAATCGTTTAATAGGAGGACTTGTGTCCGAACTCAATCCATTTGTGAATGAAGAGTTCCTGAATGTGGCACGCTCGCGTGTCACAGAACAATTCAAACAGAAGCCAGTATATGATAGATATTTGCAGCTCCTACTCTCGGGTAAGATTGAACTGCAAAACACTATCCAAGATACAATGCAACTCCGCTCCATTGATACTGCGGTAGGTGTACAGTTAGATGTTATTGGTGAGATTGTAGGTCGTCCACGTGGCCTTGTAACCTCTGACATCTTCTACTACTTCGGATTCGAAGGTGCAGCTCAAGGTGAATCTTTCGGTTCGACCACTGACCCTACAGTCGGCGGACAATGGTACTCGTTGGATGCCCCAGTTGGCATCAGCCGTGAACCATCTGACGAAGAGTACAGAATCATTCTTAAAGCGAAGATCATCAAAAACAGAACACTCGCAAGACCAGAAGACGTTATTAACGCTTACAAGTTTCTATTCGGAGCTGGCACTGTAACCATTGAAGAACTTGGCCCTGCTCAAGTGCGTATCGGGATTGGTAAGATCCTGAACAACGTAGAGCGTGGATTGCTATTCGACCTTGGTGGTGCGGGAACACTACTCCCAAAACCAATTGGTGTCAGTTACGTATATTCTGAATTCCAATCTGGCAGGGTTTTCGCCACAGAAGGCTTCCCCGGTGCCATGGGTCCGGGCGACCTAAACGATCCGTCTGTTGGCGGGGTCCTATCTAATCTAATCACATAAAGGAACAAACATGGCTGATATTCTTAAATACGACATGACGGATCTTTGGGCATCCTCTGGCGACAAAGTAGCCCCAGATGCTTCTAAAATCCACGCTGGGTGGGGTGTTGAAGTTGTTCCCCGTCAGTGGTGGAACTGGTTTGAAAACCGTCAAGATCAGAACATTGCTTATATGCTTCAGAAGGGTTTCCCTGAATGGGATGTTACAACTGAATACATCATCAACAAATCTTACGTACAGCGTAATGGTGTTGTTTATAAAGCAGTAGCTACAAATACAAACGTTGACCCTGTATTGCTGACAAGCTGGGTCCGTGCATTTATTGATTACACAGTGGCTAACGACGCATTGGGTACAATCACTCCCGCTGCTGACCGCCTTCCTTACTTTAACGGTGCAAACACTGCCACGTACACAACACTGACATCGTTCGCTCGCACTTTACTAGATGATACATCTAGTGCTGCTGCTCTAACAACCCTCGGTGGACAAACACTCAACTCCAACTTGACAGCTTTGTCTGCTGTCTCTGCTGCTACTAACGCACTTCCGTACTTTACAAGCACAACTGTTATGGGTGTGGCAACCTTGACTGCTTATGGCCGTTCTTTGATTGGTGTCGCAGATGCTGCAACTGCTAGAACAACGCTTGGTCTGGGTAACGTTGCAACATTGAACATCGGTACAACAACAGGTACTGTGGCTGCTGGTGATGATAGCCGTATTGTTAACGCGTTGCAAAAAGGTAATAACCTGAGCGAGGTAACTAACGCAGCCACAGCTCGTACTAACATCAGTGCACAAACGCTCAACAATAACCTTACAGCTCTTTCTGGTATCACTGGTGCAGCAGACCTTCTGCCGTACTTTACTGCTGCTGGCGCCATGACCACTACCACTATGACTGCATTTGGTCGTAGCGTAGTGGCTGCTGTGGATGCTGCAACCGCACGTACAACTTTGGTTGCTGCTAAAAGTGGTGCCAACACTGACATTACCTCCCTCTCGTCTGTGACGCTGAATGGTACAACTGTTCTTGGTAAATTCACTGAGTCGCTGGTTACACTCGCTTCAGCCACAACCACAGACATCGGTTCCGCTGCTGGCAACGTGATCACTGTTACAGGTACAACCACTATTACAGCACTCGGCACTGCACCTGCTGGTACACGCAAGCAAGTGAGATTCGCTGGTGTTCTGGTTCTGACTCACAGTTCTTCTGTGTTGTCTCTTCCAACAACAACTAACATTACCACTGCTGTAGATGACGTGGCGGAATTCCGTAGTCTTGGTTCTGGTAACTGGTTCTGTACTGAGTATAACCGTGCAAATGGCCAGCCTCTGGCCGTTGTTAGCGTTGCTCAAGGTGGTACAGGTGCTACGACACAAGCAGCAGCTCTCGCCGCACTGCAAGGTGTTGGTTATGATACTAAACTGGTTCTGCCACACTACCAGCAGGGACAACTGCACAACGTACTGGTTCACCAGTTAACGGTATGGTTCGCTACAATAGTGATTCAACTCAGTTCGAAGGGTATCAAGGAGGGGCTTGGGGGTCAACTAGGGCCAACTCCTAACGGAAGAAACCGTATCATCAATGGTGATTGCCGTGTTGCCCAACGGGGTGCTAACGGAGTTTATACTAACGGCGTGGCAGGATACGGTGGTCCTGACCGCTTCCTCGGCAACAACGCTGGGGCTGGTGGACAATTCACCCAATCGCAAGGAACACTAGTTGATGGCGTTGTTACTAAGAACTGCGTAACCCAGACTGTAAACACAGTGGTGTCTGACCTATCCACTACAAAATTCTGGTCCGGTATCCTTCAGTTTATCGAGGGGGTTAACTGCTATGACTTGGTTGGTCAACCCATCACTATCTCGTTCCTATTCAAGGCGAGTGTAGCTGGCACATATAGTGTAGCTGTGCGGGATAGCACAGGGGCATACTCATATATCTCGACATTCACAGTTTCCTCTAACGTTGTTACTAAGGTTATTGTCAACGTTCCGGCAATTCCGTCTGGGGCTAGTATCCCAAATACTTCTGCCATTGGTATGTCTGTTTGGATTGGGGCACAAAACACTGGCACATATGTAACATCTACGCTCAACACATGGCAGAATGCTAGCTACATTGTAGCCAATACACAAACCCCATGGGGGTCCACATCTGGAGCCACTATTTCGGTTGCTGATCTTCAACTTGAAACTGGTACTGTGGCTACGCCATTTGAACGTAGAAGTTATGAACATGAGCAACTATTATGCCAGCGTTACTATAGTCTTGCATTCGCCAGTGCTAGATTTACGGCATCAGCAGCCAGTCAATACAGCAACACCCCGATCTACTGGCCAAGCATGAGAGCAACACCTACGGTTGCCCTGCTTGTAGCTGGCACCAGCAACCTAGCAACCTCTGTAGCAGCCACTGCTGCTGGACTCAGTGCTGGCCGTTTTGAACTTATCAGCTCTGCTTCTGGAGACTCATACGCCTTGAACTATCTGTACTCCCTGTCCGCCGAACTCTAATAGGAGATTATGATGTACAAACTAACAGAAACTAACAGCATCCTACGGATTGCGGATGGGGCTCAGATCCCTTGTGATCCTGATAACTCAGACTACGCCCGTTATCTGGCGTGGCTCGATGAGGGGAATGAACCACAATCGTGCTTCACTGAAGAAGAGCTGGCAGCTAAAGCTGCCATCCCAGCTCGTATCTTACGTGATGCTGAACTGGCAAGATCTGACATTCAACTCTTGAAGATCCAAGATGGTGATACCAAACTAGGGACACAAAAGGCTTGGCGAGATTATCGTAATGCACTTCGTGACTGGCCTAGCACTGACAGCTTCCCAGAAGTGATGCCAGATGCCCCAGATACTAAATAAACAATAGGGGCTTTATGCCCCTTCTTCTATTGGAGAAGGTATATGCCTAACATTACAAAACCAGCCAACCTCAGTGCAATCTGGGCTACTGGTGGTACAAAAATTGATCCGGGTAGCGCCAAGTATAACATTGGTTGGGTAGTTCAACTCCCACCATATGAATACCAGAACTGGGTTGACAACCGTCAGGACCAAGCTATTGCTCACATTAGTCAGCATGGTATTCCTGAATGGGACGCGGTCACAGAGTATCAAGGACTCCTAAGCTATACACAAGGGTCTGATGGCATCATCTACAAATGTATTGCAACCAACACAAACAAAGACCCGTCCAACATCCTTAACGCTGCATACTGGTCCAGAGCATTTGAAACTTATGGGAGTGTTCAAGTCGTAAGTGACGCGCTTGCTGTACACATCAATAACTACCAAACTCTAGCTAACATCGGCAACGTCGCTGGTGCACGTACAAACTTGTCTGTCTACTCCAAATCTGAAAGTGATACTCGCTTTGCTGGTTTGAATGGTAGTGCATCTCAAGTGTTTAACGTTGCTATAGCTACACAGCCAGAGCATGCCGTACGTCTTGGTCAGGTTGCTGGATTGCTTACACAAGCAACAGAGTCCACACTTGGTGTTGTTAAACTGGCAACCAGTGGTGTGACTGAAACTGGCACTGATGATCTAACAGCAATCACTCCTTTGAAAGCTAGCACTGTCTACCTGAAGAAGAGTGGCAACCTTGCTGGACTCACTAACACAGCAACAGCTCGCTCCAACCTTGGGCTTGGTACTGCTGCTGTAGCTCCTGCTACGCAGTTCTTACAGACTGCAAGCAACCTATCAGA